CAACCATGGGACGTGAGGCCCGACGCAAGCGCGAGGACATGGCCTTCGACCTCGACGGCAAGCCGCTCTCGATGTCGCCCGACCAGGTACGGCAAAAGGTGGATGCTGCGCTCGACGATCCCAACAGCGAGCTCGTCGCCGTCATCCTCCGCCAGCACGGGCAGCTGTTCCTGCAGGTTATGGGGCCACCGTCCCGCGAAACGCTCACCGACCTGCAGGAGGTGATGCAGACGATGATCAACGGCTACAGCCACATCTTGAAAGGCCAGTGACCGATGGCGCGCCAGCTGCTCGTCCTCGAGGAAGTGCTCGCGATGATGCAGGTCGTCGGCATCCCATCGCCGCACATGTAGGTGCGAAACCCCTTCGGCGGAGACAACGGTTCGGGCGGCGGCTGGGGCTGCTTGAGGCGCTTCGGCATTGTGCTAGAGTATCGCATATGAGCATACCTACACCGCCACAGGGCCGACTCGTAAAACCTGAGAAGAAGGCTGCCCCTGAACCCGTGACAGCCCCACCGCCACGCTCATCGCGCTCGCCCTTGGCAATGTCTGGCTGTCATTCGGGATTCTCAGCCGCCTGTGACGCGATGAAAGGCCAGTGACGAGGAAAGAAACCAAGGGCGGCCAGTACCTCACCCGCGACTGGCGCGGGCAGCTACAGGACGCTGCGCCGGGCGTGCCGGAGATGGTCGTCTGCCGGCGGCTCGCGGACTATCCCAACCAGCAACCGCCACCCGGCGCCGGTCGCGATGCGTGCATCCGCTGCGGCGCGCCCATCGCCTACAACCTTACCGGCCCGCATCCGAATCGACCCCGCTGTTGCCTGCAGTGCTTCGGGATCGAGCCGCTCCCGTTCCCGTAATCAGATCAGCAGCGTCAACACCCAGCAGGCCAGGCCCGCCGCCAGCAGCGACACCCGCGGCGACGGCACGTTGATCGCCGCCAGGAGAAAGAGCACGAAGGCGAGCACGAGCAGGATCTGGTCGAGCATGAGTGTCTCCTTCTGTTAGTCGCGCGGCGGCCCGATCAACAGGACTGCCGGGTTACGGGTGCGCCCTTCCTGCAGCGCCATGAACCCCTCGACGGTGCGCTGCACCTGGGTGGCCGGGAACCGGAAGATGATGCCGGCGACGTTGGTGGCGGCGCCGACGAGACCCTCGTCGACTTCGCCCTGCTTGATCTGCTGGCCGAGCTGATACGCCGCCTGCACGACACGGGTGCCGGCCGGGCCGGCGTAGCCGCGCACGCCTTCGTTCAGCAGGCCGCCGAGCTCGCGCACCCCGACCATCGTGTTCAGGGCGGCCGACAGCATCTCCTTGCCGAACTCGACCATGAACGACTCGTCGTCCTCGTCGCCGCCGGTGCGCCCGAGCGCCCGTGACATCACCACCAATCCCAGCGCCGGGAAGGCGTAGAGCAACGAGAGGTGCCCGATGAACGCCGCCGCGTTGCCCGGCCGCTTCAGCGACGGTTCAGTCCGGCCGTAGGCCTCGACCGTCTGATTAAAGAGCACGTTCCCGTAGCTGTAGAACGTCATGAACAACTTGAAGATCGGTCCTCCGCGCTGGACCTGCGCCAGATCGCTGATGCGCCCGCTCCCCTGCGCATCGCGCACGGCCTGGTCGGCGAGCGCGACCGCACGCGCCTCGAGCGCCTCCACCGACAGCGTCTGATCCCCCTGCGCCATGTGCTTCTCGTACGCCCCGATCCACGTCGGCACGTCCGCGATCTTCTGCGCCTGGGTAATGTGCCAGAGAAACGAATTGAGAATGTTCTGCTGCGTGACTTTGTCTTTCGTGGCGGTTCGCACCAGGACATCGAAGTAACTATTCGGGCGTGACAACGTCGCCCGCAGATCCTGCAGGTCCTGCGTGGCGCCGCCGGTCGCGCGATCTTTCATGAACGCCGACTTGGTGTGGATCCACTGGAGCGTGGACTGCATCGTCGCCGCATCGCGGAGCCAGCGTTTCATCCCGCGGATGACCCACTTGGGCCCGACTTGAAACATGCCGTTGAAGAGCCCGAGCGGCTGCTGCAGCGCCGTCCAGAAGTTGAGGCCGAGCAGGGCGACCTGTGTGCCGCCGCGAGCGAAATTAGCCGCGCGCTCTCCCCAGTTTTTCGCTGGAGCCGCGCCCATGGCGATGTCCTCGAGGCCATTGACAAACTGGCGATACACCTGGTGTCCGCGCGTGTCGACGATCGCCGCCTGCACGTCGCGGTCCTCGAGCAGGCGGTTTACGTCGATCAGCATTTCGTGGTGCGTGAGGTCGTGAATGACCTGGTCGACGTGGTTGAAGAGCACCGAGAAGTCGAGCCGCACCGCCATCTTGACGTTGTCGATGCGCGCCTGCGTATGGCCCCGGCGCGTCGTCGCGGACACGTAGGCCGCGAAGGTCTTCAGCGTCGCCTCGCCGGTTTCCTTCAGCACACCGGCGCGCGCGACCAGCCGGCCGTCGTAGTTGATCGGGAAATACCCGCCCCGGAACTGCCCGAACTTCGTATCGACCGGCGTCGCGACGACCTTCTCCGGTGCCAGCCCGACGACCCGCTTCTGCTTGGCTTCGATCGCCGGCCAGAACGAGTCGACGTAGTCCCACACGCCCTGCACGAATTCCCAGTCGCGGCGGTCGAGCGTTTCGAGAATGGCTTGGATCTGGGCCGCATTCCACTGGCGCTTCGGATCGTTGAGGAGCCGCTGCCGGTTGTCCTCGTTGCCCCAGTTGAGCGCCACCAGCAGACGCCCCTCTTTTGAGAGGCTGGTGCCGATCTCCTTGATGAAGAGTTTCCGGTTGAGTCGCCCGAGCTCGAGCCCCGGATAGGCCTGCTTGAAGAGGGCCGCCATCCGCGTGATGGCGTCCTCGCGCATCACCGCTTCGGCGTCGCCCGCCTCGTTGATGGGGCGGATGATCTGCTCCCACATCTCGCCGCCGTCCTCGAACCCGTCGAGCGCCCGGGCGTGGATGGCGAGCTTGGTGTGCGAAGCGAACGTGTCGTTGATGAAATCCCGCCGCTCGTCCTCCGGCCGGAACTCCACCTTCGTGGGCTGCTTGTCGTTGTGGAGCAGGATGGAGCCGACCAGGGTGTCGCGCGCCTCTTCGAACGTGCGCCGCTTGGCCGCCTTCAGGAGCTCGTTCTTGAGCCGCGAGAGTCTCGCGAGGTGCTCGACCGCGTCATACACGTCGGTGAACTCGCCGACTGGGACGTCGAGGTAGTTGATGCGGCGGGCCTCATTGAGCAGGGTCTGCGGGATCTCGATCGGGATGTCTGCCTTCTGCTGCGCGTCGACGAACGCCGCCAGTGTGACGCGCCCCGCCAGCTCCTTCTGCGTGACGCGCGCCAGCTCGTAGCGGTCGAGCAGGGCATCGATCTGGGTGAGGTAGTCGGCCCCGGCTTTGCCGAACCGCTGGCGCGCGGTGGTCGACCGGTAGCCGCGCATCGTCCGGCGCATCGACTCGACGCGCTCGAGGGTGTCGCGCGCTTCGCGGTAGAGCGCCAGGTTGATGAGCTCCTGCAACTTCGCCCGCACCGCGCCGGCGCGGTCCTGCCCGGTCGCCATCAGTTCGAACGCCTGCTTGGAGGCCCGGCGTGCCGCCTGCAGATGCAGGCCCGGGCGCAGGTCGCGGATCTTCGTCGCCGCTACTTGGCGCCGCGCTGCTTCGTTCAGCACGGCGGCCGACGGAATGGTCGACCGCGCCAGCCCCTTGGTCAGCGCCTTGAGCTCGGCCTGCACGATCCGCTGCCGGTGCTCGCCACCTTGGACAATCGCCGCCGCTTCGGCCTCAAGCCGGCCATCGGTGAAGATGTCGCCGTATTCCGCCGTCATCCGGCGATCGACTTCGCGGGCGACCATCTCACCAAACGGCACCGCCTCGATGATGGCCTTGAGCAGCTCGTCCCCGCTCGAGAACCAGAAGTTCTCGGCCGCGGCATCGGCCGTGATGCCGGAGTCTTTCGCGTAGAGATACGGCCGCGGCAGGCGGGCGAGGATGTCCTTGCCGTAGTGCGCGACGAGGGACGCGCGCGAGAGCTTGATCGGCACGGGCGGGTCTTCGCCTTCAACGAACGGTGTGCCGTCCGGATAGGCGCCGGTCCGCATGACGCTCATCGCCCGGTAGACCGGGTCCTGCTGCAGTTCCGCCGTGACCGTGGCGGTCATCGCGTCCTTGGCTTTCGTCCACCACGCCTGGTCGGCGCGTTTCAGGTCCGCCAGGACCTTCGTCCGGACGATCTCATGCTCGCGGTCGTGCGCCTCGCGCACCTCGTCCTGGTAGGCCGCGAATTCGAGCTCGGTCATGCCGGCCGACTCGGCATCGGTGAAGAGCGGCGAGACCTCCGCCTCGCTCTGGGCCGCCGCAATCGCCTCGTCCGTCGCCGCCAGCCGGTCGAACAACTGGCGCACCTCTGGGCTCAACTCGACGTCGAGCGCCCGGATCGAGCGATACACCCGGGTCAGCCAGGCGGCGAAGGACGCGAACGCGGAGCGCAACTCGACCGATGGTGCCTTGCCTTCGTAGAGGTAGGCTTCGAACGCGCGCGCGAACTTTTCGTGGTGCTCGGTCGTGATGGCGTCGCGGCTCTCGACGCCGAGGAACTGCAGGAAGGCCTGGTAGTCCGCAACCAGTCGCTGCTGCGTGTCGCTGAGGGTCGCCGGGTCCTGCGCCGCCAGCCCATCGGCTAGGTCGCCGAGCACCTCGAGGTAGAAGTGCCCGAGCTCGTGGAGGAGCGTTGAGGGGTCGGCAGTCTTGAGGAGCCCGATCTGGAAACGGCGCGGGCCGCGACCGGTGGGGAACGAGATGAACCCGCGCTTCCCGCCGGTGCCCTTGCGCTGCTCGTAGTGGACGACGACGGTCCCCGTGGGACCCGACGGTCCCTGCGGATTTAAATCCGCAGGATCGGCCGCGCGCGTGGCGCGGAACTCCGCGACGACCGCCTCGACCTCCTCGCGTGGCACATCGACGGGCACGACCGGGATCTGGTTCGTCGCCCTGGCGTATGCGAAGTCGTCCGGCGCGGTGGCCTTGAGGTAGTCCCATGCGAGCGCCGTCTCGGCGTCCTGCGGAGCAACGCTCCGCACCTCCTCCACGCCGCCTTGCTCCAGCGTCGTGGTCGCGGCATCGGGCGGCGTGACGGCTTCCTCTTTTGGCAAAGCCGTCACGTTGAACCCTTCGAACCCCGGGCGCGTGACGGCGATCGGATAGTCCTCAACCAGCTGCGCCTCGGACTGCCCGGCCCGTGCGCCGATGGTCCCGACGATGGCGCCGTGCAGGTCAGCCACGCGGGCGGCTTCGTCCGGCGCCACGCCTGCCGCCTCGAGCTGGGTGACGAGCGCCTGCCGCGCCGGCGAGGCCGCGGCGGCGGTCGTCCCCGCCTCCGCTGCGGCGGCGGTCATCCGCGCCTCAACCGCCGCGCGCATGGCTTTCGCTTCGCGGAAGTTCGGCTGCTCCGGACCGGTGCGCAGTTCCTGGGCAAAGAAGGCGTTGTGCGCGGTGCCGGCGAGCTTGGCGGCATACCGCGCCGTCGGAATGACCAGGTCTGTCCCCTCGCGCCGGGCCCGCGCGTAGGCCTCGCTATCGCCGGTGAGCTCGGTCGCCATCGCCGCCGGATCGAGGTTCTTCGACTGCCAGTAGGTCGTCCAGGTATCGACCGGCGCATAGACGTGCGCGAGCGGCCCATCCTTCGTGGCCGTCGCGAGGAAGTTCTGCACCGCGTTCGCATTCCGCGCGGCGGTTTTCGATTGCGCGACGCCTTCACCCAGCGCGGTGAAGAACGTCTGGTTGTGTTCGGCCTGGCGCGCCGCCACCACGTCGCTGCGCACGCCGAGCGTCGGCCCGATGGCCGACAGGAGCGTGAACGACTGCGCCGATTGCACGGCCGTGGCCTTGAGGCGCGCGGCAATGTCCTCCGCGCTCGCGCCCTCCACGCCGCTCGCCGCCTTCGCCGCCTCGCCGCTGAGGATGGTGCCGAATTCCTGCGCGAGCTCCACGGCCGTCTCCAGCGTCAGGTTGCCCGTGTAGGCCTTCGCAGCCTTCGCGAGGGCGGCGCGCACCGTCGCCGACCGCAGCGCCTCCTTGACGGCGGGACGCGACACCGTGCCGAGGAGTGACTTCATGCCGGGGAACAGGCGCAGGAAGCGTTCGAACCCCCACGCCTCCAGTCCGGCGTTGATGGCGCCTGTGGCAATCGCGGCCACGCGGGCGACCTCCGGGTCAATCGTGCGCCCGAGCTCGTCCGTCACCTCCAGGAACTCGTCGTAGGCGAGGCCCGCCTCGAGCTGGAACCCGAACTCCACGCCCCCGGCGAGGACGCCGGCGGCGACGCCGCCGGCCGTCATCGCCGGCACCGTGAACGGCGTGGCCGGTCCCGTGAGCGGCGCGGCGATCGCGGCCATCGTGCCCGCCGCCGGTCCGGCAATGGCGGCACGTTCGGCCCCCTTGAGGGTGCTCCCCCACAGGATCGGCAGTTGCTCCGCGGCGCCCGTCACCGCGCCCCTGAACCAGGAGTCGCCGACGCCGAGCGCGCCGCCGGCCCCCATCGCGCGCTTGAGCTCCGCGAGCCGCCGGTGTTCCCAGTCGGTGAGGGGCGGCCCGAACAAACTCCTGGTGCGCAGCTGCGCCAGTTCGACTTGCGCCTGGCTGCGCCTGAACGCGCGCTCCGGCGCGGTCACCAGCCACTCGAGCAGCCCCATGTTGGCGAGGTCGTCGTTGGCGATCGCCGCCTGCTGCTCGTCCTCCTGCAGCCAGGCCGCGAGATACGGAGACTCCCGCCGAAACTTCGCCGCGTCGAAGTCGCGCGACGCGGCCTCACGCTCGATCTCCTCGAGATGATCCCCGATCACCGCCCCCGGCAGACCGGTCCGGCGTTGCAGCTCCCAGATGCGCGCGGCGGTATCCGGGCTCGCGGTCCGCGCCTCGCCGACGCGGCGCGCGAGCTGTTCGTCATCGACCGGCGGCCCGAAGATGCGCGAGGGCGGGAACTGGAAGCCGCCAGGGGCCATTGGGGACGGTGCCGGGGCCTGCTCCTCCGTGGGGAACACCGGGCCGAAGATGGAGGACTGCGGTGGCATCAGAGCGTCTCCTTAACGACTGACAGGTGTTACGTAAGTAACAGGGTTTACTACCGGTTTACTACCGCGCGGACAGAACGCGGCGCCGCGATAGTCCGCGCGAGGATTCGTGCTGCGCTGATTTGCTAAGGAAAAGGATGGGTGGCGAAGGAAGGCCTACGACGGCCGCGCCCGGAATCAGTTTAGAAGGCCGGTGCTCTATCCAACTGAGCTACGGGCGCGTGCTGGTCGTAAGTCTATGTCACCCAAAACGTTATCGTCGAGCGCCTCCTTTCGCGAGATGAGCGAGGACACGCCCCCGTCGGCCGAATACTACCCGTTTACTACCGCGCGGAGCCGTCGCGGCCGGTGCCGCGGGTGTTTCCGCAGCGTTCAGACGGTCGGCTTCGTCCAGGGCGTCCTCCTGCTCGATGCCGAGATAGACCTTCAGCGAGTCCATGTTCGAGTGCCCAAGGAGCTGCGCGATGGTCGGCAGCGTGTAGGCCTTCGCCAACCATCGCAACGCCCCTTCGTGCCGCAGGTCGTGGAAGTGCAGGTCGATCGCGGCGAACGCCTCGCGCGTGGCCTTATCGATCTTCGTGCCCGACCAGGTCGGCAGCACGTTGTGGGCGCGCAGCACGCACGTCATCCACGCCTTCCGGATCTTCTTCACGCGGCCGCCGATGGCGTCACCGAACACGTAGTGCGTTCCCGCCCAGGGTTTGCCCGGCGGATGCAGGGTCTGTAGGCGCCGGAGCAGCACCAGCAGCCGCGGGGTGAGCGGCACGCGACGGCTCTTGCGGTTCTTCCGCGCGCCCCGCTCGACGGCGCGCACCAGAACGCGCCCGTGCTCGCCCTCGTCCCAGAGGATGTCGCGCCACTGGAGGGCGAGCAGTTCGCCGATGCGCGCGCAGATGTCGAGCGCCGCGGTGATGAGCGCCACGAGCCGCCACGCCGCGTCACTGCGGCCCTCGCCGGCCGCTTCAAGGAGGTTCGCTTCCTCGTCCGGCTTGACGCGCCGGGTGCGCATGACATCCTTGCCCACCCGTAGCACGGTCTCCTCGGTGATCGGGTTCACCGCCAGGTGCTTCTTCCGCACGGCCCAGCGGCACAGTCGCTTCAGGGCGCGCCGATACTTCTTCTTCGTGCTCTCGGCCTTGCCCTTGGTGGCCCGCGCGAAGACCGTTTCGACATGGGTCTCGGTGAGGCTCGCGAGCGACAGCGCCCCGAGGCGCCCGGCGCCCGGCACGTCGATGGCGGCGAGCGTGCGATACCGGCTTTCCTCGTCCTTGACCGACTCGATGTCCCCGAGCGTCTCGATGAACAGCGGCCACGCCTGATCGAACGTCAGACCCTCGGTCTCGGGCTCCGTCCCCGCGGTGGCCGTCGCCGTCACCGCCTTGGGCTTCGCCTCGTAGGTGCCGCTCTCGATCTCCTTGACGATGCGGTCGCGGAGCGGCTCGGCCTCGCCGCGCAGCCGCACCAGGTCGAGCCCGCGCCGCTTGCAGTAGCGGTCGAGGCTGACCCACTGCTGCTGCGCCACGACGTGCCACGAATGCGCGCACTTCGCCCACTTGGTCTCGGGGCAGGGGCACTGCTTGCGCAGGTTCTGGCGCTGGGCGCTCATCGTGTTCTCCGCCGGCGGCTGGCGGGCTTCGCGGCTTGGCGCTGTTCGACCATGAACTTGAGGTCCGCGTTGATTCTCGAGTGCCACAATTTGCCAGTCTTTCGGTAGTAGTCGATGATGACCTTGTCCAGGCGCAGGGTGATCATCACCTTCGGCGCGGTGACCGCCACCGTGGGGAGCACGTCGGTGAAGTCGGAATGTGCCATGCGCCTACGCTACCACAGGTGTAGTGACATACGCTAAGACCGCCGCACCGCGAACGGAATCTCCCGGCCGGGGGCCTCGGGGTTCACGACCGTCGCCTGCGCCTCAAGCCAGCAATCAAGCCACTCGACGTGGATGCGAAACGCATTGCCCACGCGCACGGCCCGCAACTTTCGCCGCCGCACCGCGTTGTAGATCACCTTCGGCCCGCACTTGGCGCGCCGGGCCCCTTCCGGCACCGTCAGCCAGGGCGTTGGTTCCGCGGTTTCCTGATTCGCTGACGCCAATTGCGGTTTACCCATGGCCTTGCTCCTTCATCGCGTCGAATGTTTCGTATCGAAACCGCGCGCGGGCCTTCGCAGTAAACGTGGGATCTGCCAACGCTTCAGCCTTCAAGTCCTCAACTGTCTGGCCGGCCGTGAGGTCGGGGTGTTCGTGAACGAAAGCCTTCGCGGTCCATTCCGCGCACCACTCGACAAAGTGCTCCTCGGCCTTGGAGCTGTAACGTCGATGCAGCAGGTCGATGAGCTCTTCATCGGTCAGTAGGTGCAGTAGGTGAGTCATCGACCCTCCTTACATTTCTTGGGCGGGCGGCGCGATCCCGGCAGCCGACCGTATTCGCTGGCGCAACGCGACTTGGGCGGCTTCGTCGGGATGCGCGTCGAAGTAGTCCGAAAGGACCCTGAGCGTCCACCGCGATGCGCCCGGAATCACGGCCTCGATGTCTTCCGTGAGCTCACGATTGTGCTTCGCGCGTTTTTCCGCGACATCGGTCAGGTGCCTGTAGCGGTCTTCTTCCGCCTTGCTGTCGGCCTGAAGTTGCTTCAGGAGGGCGAGGAGCGCCACCCGTCGATCGTCCTCACTGAGCGCACACCACGCCGCGGCGATCTGCGGCACCTCGCGGAGGTAGTCCGCTAGGAGGTCGGGCAGTTGGATGATGGGCCATTGCTCGACCGGCAGGTCGCGTGCGTCACAGTCCGCCATGATCGCGTCCGTCTCGGCCTGATAGCGGCGCCGGAGTTCCGCCGTCACGAATTCGGCGATGGACATGGACCGGTCTCCGTTCATGACGCGTCCTCCTTCTTCAATGCTCCGGTGACGAGGCCGCTGCCTGCCGCGATTGTCCCGATGTCGATAAAGCCCGCTGGTCGTCCCTCTGGCGGGTTCGCAGGCAGTGCCGCCCGATACTGTTCCGCGCGCACACCCTCGAGGCGTTCGATCCCCGTTGCACCGATGACGGCGATCGTGGTGTAGGTGCGCCATTCGGCCCGCCCACCGTTCTGCTGCTCGATCAGCCCGGGGAGATACCGCGGGCCGACGAGTCCCCGCTGCGCGACGACGCGGTAGATGCGCTCAAACTCTTTGCGTTTCGCCGTCCACATTTCGGGTGAGAACTCCGCCGAACATGCCTGCGGCCAGCCATCGAACATCGCTTCGATCGTGGCGCCGAGCGCCGGATCGACGGTCGCCAGCGAGGCGTAGGCGCCCGCCTCACGCATCGCCTTCCGGAACAGGAGCCAACTGGCCTCGACGCCATCGGCGGTGTCCCCGACCGCCAGCGTCCGCAACTCGGCCGGCTTGGGCAGAAACGTCGAGGTCCGCATCGCGGTGCCAAGCGCCCTGAGCACATCCTCAAGCGCCAGGTCGCTCAGCGCCTCGAAGTAGAGCACCAGGCGGCTCTCGCTGAGCGCCGGGCCATCGAGCAATTCTTGGACGGCAATCAACCGCGCACTGAACACACCGAATTCGTCGGGCGTCATGACCCGCCCTCCTGGATGCGCGCCAGGACTCGGTCGCGCGCCGCGAGGCTCAGTTGGGTCTTGGTCGAGACGGCGGTCCCACCGCGGCGGCCGCTCAGGTGCGCGACGAGCTTGGTTTGCACATCGCTTGAGAAGAACAAGCCGAGGCTGTGCCCCGACTGCTGGAGGAACGGATCCGGCGCATCGAAGTAGGCATCGAGACGGCGGATCACTTCGTCGATCCCGTGCTTCCTGAGCAGCCTCGCCATGGCGCCCGCGTGTTTGTTGCGGCTGTTCGAATCCGATCCGTATTCAGGCTTCGCGGCGTAGCGGCTGAGAAACAGCGTCTGGTAGTGGTCGAACGCTGTTCGAGTCGGGACGGGGGAGGCCCGGCGTTCCTCGCCGGGCGCGGCGTCTGTTGTTCCCGTTGCTGGTGCTGTTGCTGTTCCTGTTCCTGCTTCTGTTACTGAGGCGGAACCGTTTCGGGAAGGGTTTGCCGAAACGGTTCGGGGAACGGTTCGGGGAACGGTTTCGACAACCGTTTCGGGAACGGTTTGCCGAAGGGTTTCGGGAAGGGTTTCGAGGTGGCGCAGGAATCGCTCGCGGAGCTCGCACGGCGGGATGGCGTCGAGATCCTTGAGGCTACCCTTCAGCACGTTGGGGTTGGCCGGCGGGTTCCACGCCCACCAGGACGGGACGTAGATCACGCAGTTCTCGACATCGAACCCCCACTCGAACCGCTCGCAGATCCTCGCGATCGCTCGGCGCAGCACCAGCTGGGAGAGCCGGAGATCGACCACGGCGATCTCAATCGAGAAGCGGAAGAGGCCGATGCGATTCGTCTGCGGGCCCGTGAGGACGTAGAGCGCGATGAGCTTTTCGTCAGGCGACAGGGGGAAGAAGCCTGGATGTCGCCACAGCCGCCCGTAGAGCCGTCGATACCAGCCCGAGTCGCTCATCGGCGTGAACCCGCCTGGGCTCCAGTGAGGGTCCATCGTGTCCGCCTCGCGCCGGCGACTCCAGCCACCTGGTCGCACGCACGCACCAGCCCGCGTTTCAGCAGCGCGTTGCGCACGGCGTTGACCGAGGCCAGTGGCACCTTGAGCTCGTCAGCGAGCGCGTGATCGGTGAGCGGGCCAGCTGTCGCAAGCAGTGCCAGCACGCGCTGGGTTTGGCCGCCCATGCGCGCTCGGGATACGGCGAGTCCTGATCGTCGCGACGCTGCTGCTTGTTGCGGGACGCCCGCAATAATTCCTCGGCTTGAAGGTGCTAACGACGATGGGCGCACTGGTCGAGGCTGCGGATGGATGTCGAAGAGCGCCGGCTGCTGAGGCGCGGCGAGCGGGGGGTTGTGGAAATCGGACCGTGCTACACTGCCGCCCTTCACAGCATCTCTCACCTTCGTGTTCGTTGCCCGGTTGCCCCCACAGCAACCGGGTCAACCTTCCAAATTACTTAACGGCCGGCACAAAACGCGGTCCGGAGTGTGCCTCCACCGTGCGCAAGAAAATCAAGCCAGAACTCGCGGCGAACCCGCTAGAAAGCGCACGAAAGCGCAAGAAGAAAATGCGGTGGAGAGCGATCGAGACTTCGGCTGCGCGGGTAGGTGCAGCTACGGCGGCACCGCGGCTGGGGCTGGCGAGCGCGCGACTACGCGCGGGGCGGCCGCTTTGGGGGTGCCTTCTTGGCGACGAGGAACTGCTCAAGCTTCTTGGCGGTTACGGACTGCCTCTGCAGCGTCCCGTTCTTCCACTTGTAAAACTCTCCTGAGGCCACCTCGGCGGCCCGGCAAATGGCCCGAATGCTGGTCTTGCCAGCCGCGGTCTTGTAGTCCTCCAGCATCTTCAATCGACGATCGATTTCCGGGTCATTCGCGACGGTCGTTGCCAGCGTCAACGGCGGCGGCACGTCGGCCGGGCGCTTCGCTGACGACGGGGCCCTGGGTTCGACGGGTTCCAGCACCCCTCCGTGATCGATGTGGTCGGCCACCGTCTGGAACGCGGTCAGGAAGTGTTGCCAGACGGACCCCTGGTGGATGCGCTCGAGGAGCCGCTCCCGAAGCTCCTCTAGATCCCACTCGTCGGCGGCACTGAACTCCGCCAGTTCGAAGGCGGTCGGGATCAGCTGGCGGGCAACAAACTCATCGACCGCGTCCAGGAGCTCGGAGAGAGGCCAGTCATACGGTTGGCCCGGCTCGCCGGCGTGATGACCCAGCGCCGCGACCACATCTTCGACGTAGGCCTGCGCGGCGCGCGCGCGGGGGCGCCAGCCGTCGTCCCATGCGGGATCGTGTCGAGAGAACGACCGCAGCGAGGACCGCGCAGGCAGCGCGGCGAGCGTCTGCCGGAGCTTGATGCCGGCCTTCGTGCGCGCCACGTCCAGCGCCCGCACCCACTCCGGTGGAAATCCAACGGGATACTGCATCGCCCCCCCAGCGATCCGCCGGCCGCCTGCCGTGGGCGGGGAACCCACGGGCGCACTCCGGGTCATGACGCCGGAGCTAGGCGGCGGGCGGTGAAGGGTAAGTCTAGCCTTGGTGGCGCACCGGCGCGAGCCGCGCATTGAGCGCCTCGCCCTCGAGCGCAACCAGGCACACCATGACATCGCGCGTTGATGCAGACCGCACCTGAGCGCGCACGCGCGCCGTCTGCTGGCGCACCTCCTCGAGAAACCGCACCGCCGCGATCTCGTAGCCGGGGATGTCGAGCTCCTCCCGCGTGAACCGGTGCCGGACGATCTGCAGCTGGCCCGGCAGCCGATCATCGTAGAGGACGAAATCGCACCACGCCGCGCCGGTGATCCACAGGTGGTGTCGGACCTGCGAGCGATACTGCGCCGGGAGCCGCCGGTCGGCCAGGTAGCCGAGATGCGTCAAGCTCCGGAGCGACTTCAACTCGACGACGCCCTCGTAGGCGCCGACGTGCCCGTCCGGCGAGGTTCCCGCCTCCAGCTCGTCATGCACCAGGAACCCGGACGTGTGGACGACTTGCCGAGTCCGCTCCGCATAGAGCGCACGCGCCCGCGGTTCGATCGCCGTCGCGCGCCGCATGGCGGCCGACGAGAACCGATCCTCCTGCGGGATCCCGGTCAGCCGCTCGAGGACGAGCTGCCGGCGGTAGTTCGCGCGGCCGAGCGACTCCTCGTTCCCGCGTCCGCGCATCAGGACGCACTGGGCCCGCGAGCCGGTGAGGCGACCGGCGCGGGCGAGAAACCACGCGCCCGATCGTTGCTCGACGTTGACGATCTTCATGCCCGCTTCGCCGCGCGGTGACAGGTGCAGGGGCAATTCGGGAACGCGCAGTAGGGTGCGCAGCTCGCGCACGCCACCTGGAACTCGATGCCGCCGGACGGTGCTGCCGGTGCCCGACGTGCCGGCCCGCGGCGGCGTGCCGTGGCCGTGCGCAGCGTTGACATTGTCAACGCTCCTTGTGCGGCGGGCCGTTGCTCGAGGAGCTTAAGCAGCTCCGCGACCTGCGCCTGGATCTTGCGGAGTTCGACGATGACGTGTTGACGCACGGTGTGGCCTCCTGGCGCGTGCTCCACGCGCCGCTCGGCCGGCGGGCTGGGATGTAACCGGGGTCACAAAGTCCCCGGTTAATAATGATGTTCAGCCGGCCAGCCTGGTTATCGCAGGTTGACGGTGAGGCCCTTCGACGTGGTCACACACGTCGGGGGGCCGACTTCTTCTGTTTGCTAACCCCGACAGTATACCAAATAGACCCTTACAGAGGTATACTCGGTATACCTGTGCGCTTCGAGTGGGACCCGCGAAAATCCCTGACGAACCAAGCCCGTCACGGCATCGACTTCGCGGCGGCGCAGGCGCTCTGGGACGACCCACGCCGGATTGAGGTGGCGGCCCGTCCGATGGACGAGCCGCGTTCACTGATTACAGGCCGTATCGGGCAGACGCTCTGGTCTGCCGTGGTGACCTACCGACATGCGCACACGACGATCCGCCTCATCTCCGTCCGCCGCGCCCGGAAAGAAGAAGCGGCCCGCTATGAAGAAGAAGATCGCGTTTAGGCGGCGGCCGACGACGACGGCTGCCGAGTTCGATGCGCGCTTCGATTCGGGCGATCACGACATGACGCCCGATCTGGACCTCTCGACGGCGCAGCGGCCCGGCAAGAAGGTGCAGCGCGTCAACGTCGATTTTCCGGTGGACCTCCTGGCTCAAATCGACGACGCGGCGCGGCGGCTCGGCATCAACCGGCAGGCCTTTATCAAGGTGCGGATCGCAGACGCCCTGCGTCCGGCCAAGGAATGACGAAGAACCTCACCGCGAAACGGCGCACTTCACCGCGACAAGTGAGCGTCCGCCTGCCTGACCCACTCGCGCGCCGCCTGCGCGTGGCCGCTCGCGTGCTCCAGCAGTCCCAATCGCAACTCGTCACCACGGGGATGACCGAGTGGCTCGAGCGCCTGCCGGCCGCGACGCGGCGGATCGTCGATGGCATCCTCGCGCTGCAGCGAAAGGGCTGACCCGCTTGCGCTCACTGGCATCCGATTTCAGTGAGGCGTGTTACCTTCGGGGCTAATTGTGAAAGACCGCACAAAGCCACCAGATGGAGGACGCACATGAGCGCAGAGAGCGACATGATCGCGGCGGTGACCGCCGCCGAAGAGGCCGCGGTGGCGTTGGCAGCGGCCTAACGTCGCCTACCAGAACGGCTATAAGGCCGCGGCGTCCGGGGTCAACATGAGCGCGCCCGATGGGCTGGCGCGCCTGGGCGAACTCGAGCATGTGGTCGGGCCCCAGCGCGTCGCGTATTTTGTGCGCAATCGGCTGGTCGCGCTCGCGCGGCCTTTGGTCGAACAAAGCGGCGCGCTGGTGCCCGCTGACGCCTCGTGGACGACCTACATGACCGACAAAATCACCGCCAATGTCCCGTGACCCGTTCGTGCCGCCTCGCCTGGCGACCGACGTGCCCAAAACGCCGTGTCCCTGGTGCGGCGGGGGAACCTCAACCGTGTTTCGGTCGGCGGGCGCCGGGCGGCACACCGACACTTACCGGCGGCGACGGCAATGCGCCGAGTGCGGCCGGGAATTCCCGACTATCGAGATCCTCGATGCGGAACGGTTCCAGCGCCAGGTGACGCTCGCGGGGCTGACGCTCAGAGATGTGGGGTGGACGCCTGAGGAGCTCGACCGCCGCCGGCGGCGCGGCTGAAAAACAAGTATCCCCTACGGAACCTGTTTATACGGGTCATAGTCGGTGTCCGCCTGTCCGGAGCCGCTGGGTGCTGGACTCTGGCCCCACCGCTGGGGACGGCTGGCGGCTGGCGCACGGACCGGTGAATGCCGTCGGCGCCGGCGGCGGACCGGTCACAGCTGGCGCCCGCGGAGGATCGACGGCGGGCGCCCGGAGTGTCTCCACCGCGGGCACCGGCCGAGGTTCCGGGTGCAGGGGGCCCGCAATCAACTCGGCCAAGGTCAAATGGCGGCCATCCGCCAGCTGCAGCAGCCGCTTCTCGATGAAATCACCCTGGGACCGCGCCAGCAGTTCGCTGGCCTTGAGGCGGTCGCGGGTCGCCTCGCGCGCATCACCGGCAATGCGCGACCAGAAGGCCTGCCGTTGTTCGCGCGTCCACGTTAACTCGTCGCCTTGGCTGCGCTCCTCGATGGCGCGCCGAATGTCATCTTTTGTTAACAAGCGACTCGCCTGCTGCCGTGCCGTCGTCGGGCTATACCCCGCCGCAATCGCCGCCTGGGTGCCGTTGCCGGCCGCCTCGCCCATGTAGGCCTCGACGAACCGCCGTTCACGTTCGGTCACGCGCCCTCGACGTTACAGGTGCTGTTGCCGGCGGACGTGGTCGATGATCTGTTCGAACGCCTGGCGGAACGTGGCCCGGGTTTCGATGCCGGGGGTGACCAGCACGCGCTGGAGCCCCGCATGGGCCTTCACGAAGGCCCCGACGGCGCGGGCGATCCGTTCGCCCCGCTCGGCGCCGAAATCCACGCGCAGCTGGCGGTTGAGGTCCGCATACACGGCCGCCGTGGTGGCATCGTCGGGAACTTCGCCGCGCGCGACCGCGAGCTGCGCATCCGTCATCGCGGTGTAGAGCCCGATCCCCGTCGTGGCCGCGTCCAGGCCGCTGTCCCGCACCGTCGCGACGAATTCCCGGTGCCGCGCGACCCGCTCGACCTGGCCCAAGTCCAGCACCTCCATCAGCTCGGCTTCGCGCTGCCGCATGGTCGGCGCGAGGGCGGTTTCCGGGCTGAACATTTCCCGCGGCGCAGGGTGGTCGCGCCCGAAGGTGTCGAGGTCACTCATGTTTGGCGACCATGCCCGCAGCCCGCCCACCGGCTCCGGGTCTGGCGACGCCACGGGCTGGTCAGGGAACAGCACCTCGGCGGGCGATTTCTGCGGTGCGGTCGTCGTCGTGGCGGTGTGCGTCGTGACCGGGTCTGTCATCGTGTCTCCCCTCCCCGTTGTCCAGCCGCCTCGTCCTCGTCGTCGTCAGGACTCGGGGCTGCCGGCAGGCGCGGCCACATGTCGTTGAGGAGTTTCTCCACCCGCCAGACGACGTGGCGCTCGATGCTCAGCGCGGGATCGCGCGCGAGCGCGGGCAAGACGATGTGCGTGAGCACGCCCTGGCGCGCCAAGCACTCTTCGAGGGGCTGGTCGATCGCGAGGAGCCGTTCGAAGAGTTGGGGCAGATGCATCTCGCGTCCGACCGGCGCCGGGACGAGCACGTCCTGGACCTCGGCGAACCGCAAGACCGTCTCCCTCAAGGCCGCGCGCAACGCCTTGCCCTCGCGCACCCACGCATCGAGGGCCTGCGCCTGCGTGCGCAACAGCGGCGGGACTTCGGCGGCGACGCGGTCGAACACCTCGCGGGCCTCTTGGGCCTCTTCGGCCTGTCGTAGCCGTGCGTGCGCGCGCTCGCGCACGGCGGCCAGGCCCCGCGCCCGCACGAGCGCCTCGCGGCGGCGCTCATACGCCGTCGCCGTCGCCACGTCAGTCACGGTGTCGAGGGCGGTCGTCAACGAGGCGACTTCGCGGTCAATCTCGGTGACGGACATCGTGCCGGGATCACGGTCGGTCGCGCGGTCCTGTGTCATCGCCATGGCGTTGCTCCTTCTAGTGTTCAGTTAACTGAACACTTGACCAAGTCTCAGTCGCGCGGCGGGCCAACCAAGAGCGCCGCCGGGTTGCGGGTCCGCCCTTCCTGCAGCGCCATGAACCCCTCGACGGTGCGTTGCACCTGGGTAGCCGGGAACCGGAAGATGATGCCGGCAACGTTGGTCGCCGCCCCGACGAGGCCCTCATCGACCTCGCCCTGCTCGATCTGGCGGACGAGCGCGTAGCCCTGTTGAAAGATCCGGGTGCCCGCTGGCCCGGCATACCCGCGGACGCCCTCCTGCAGCAGGCCGCCGAACTCGCGGACCACGATCATCGTGTTGAGCGCCGCCGAGAGCATCTCTTTCCCGAACTCGACGACGACCGGCTCGTCGTCGTCCTCGCCGCCCGAGCGGCCGAGCGCGCGCGACATCACCACCAATCCCAGCGCCGGGAAGGCGTAGAGCAACGAGAGGTGCCCGATGAACGCCGCCGCGTTGCCCGGCCGCTTCAGCGACGGTTCAGTCCGGCCGTAGGCCTCGACCGTCTGATTAAAGAGCACGTTCCCGTAGCTGTAGAACGTCATGAACAACTTGAAGATCGGTCCTCCGCGCTGGACCTGCGCCAGATCGCTGATGCGCCCGCTCCCCTGCGCATCGCGCACGGCCTGGTCGGCGAGCGCGACCGCACGCGCCTCGAGCGCCTCCACCGACAGCGTCTGATCCCCCTGCGCCATGTGCTTCTCGTACGCCCCGATCCACGTCGGCACGTCCGCGATCTTCTGCGCCTGGGTAATGTGCCAGAGAAACGAATTGAGAATGTTCTGCTGCGTGACTTTGTCTTTCGTGGCGGTTCGCACCAGGACATCGAAGTAACTATTCGGGCGTGACAACGTCGCCCGCAGATCCTGCAGGTCCTGCGTGGCGCCGCCGGTCGCGCGATCTTTCATGAACGCCGACTTGGTGTGGATCCACTGGAGCGTGGACTGCATCGTCGCCGCATCGCGGAGCCAGCGTTTCATCCCGCGGATGACCCACTTGGGCCCGACTTGAAACATGCCGTTGAAGAGCCCGAGCGGCTGCTGCAGCGCCGTCCAGAAGTTGAGGCCGAGCAGGGCGACCTGTGTGCCGCCGCGAGCGAAATTAGCCGCGCGCTCTCCCCAGTTTTTCGCTGGAGCCGCGCCCATGGCGATGTCCTCGAGGCCATTGACAAACTGGCGATACACCTGGTGTCCGCGCGTGTCGACGATCGCCGCCTGCACGTCGCGGTCCTCGAGCAGGCGGTTTACGTCGATCAGCATTTCGTGGTGCGTGAGGTCGTGAATGACCTGGTCGACGTGGTTGAAGAGCACCGAGAAGTCGAGCCGCACCGCCATCTTGACGTTGTCGATGCGCGCCTGCGTATGGCCCCGGCGCGTCGTCGCGGACACGTAGGCCGCGAAGGTCTTCAGCGTCGCCTCGCCGGTTTCCTTCAGCACACCGGCGCGCGCGACCAGCCGGCCGTCGTAGTTGATCGGGAAATACCCGCCCCGGAACTGCCCGAACTTCGTATCGACCGGCGTCGCGACGACCTTCTCCGGTGCCAGCCCGACGACCCGCTTCTGCTTGGCTTCGATCGCCGGCCAGAACGAGTCGACGTAGTCCCACACGCCCTGCACGAATTCCCAGTCGCGGCGGTCGAGCGTTTCGAGAATGGCTTGGATCTGGGCCGCATTCCACTGGCGCTTCGGATCGTTGAGGAGCCGCTGCCGGTTGTCCTCGTTGCCCCAGTTGAGCGCCACCAGCAGACGCCCCTCTTTTGAGAGGCTGGTGCCGATCTCCTTGATGAAGAGTTTCCGGTTGAGTCGCCCGAGCTCGAGCCCCGGATAGGCCTGCTTGAAGAGGGCCGCCATCCGCGTGATGGCGTCCTCGCGCATCACCGCTTCGGCGTCGCCCGCCTCGTTGATGGGGCGGATGATCTGCTCCCACATCTCGCCGCCGTCCTCGAACCCGTCGAGCGCCCGGGCGTGGATGGCGAGCTTGGTGTGCGAAGCGAACGTGTCGTTGATGAAATCCCGCCGCTCGTCCTCCGGCCGGAACTCCACCTTCGTGGGCTGCTTGTCGTTGTGGAGCAGGATGGAGCCGACCAGGGTGTCGCGCGCCTCTTCGAACGTGCGCCGCTTGGCCGCCTTCAGGAGCTCGTTCTTGAGCCGCGAGAGTCTCGCGAGGTGCTCGACCGCGTCATACACGTCGGTGAACTCGCCGACTGGGACGTCGAGGTAGTTGATGCGGCGGGCCTCATTGAGCAGGGTCTGCGGGATCTCGATCGGGATGTCTGCCTTCTGCTGCGCGTCGACGAACGCCGCCAGTGTGACGCGCCCCGCCAGCTCCTTCTGCGTGACGCGCGCCAGCTCGTAGCGGTCGAGCAGGGCATCGATCTGGGTGAGGTAGTCGGCCCCGGCTTTGCCGAACCGCTGGCGCGCGGTGGTCGACCGGTAGCCGCGCATCGTCCGGCGCATCGACTCGACGCGCTCGAGGGTGTCGCGCGCTTCGCGGTAGAGCGCCAGGTTGATGAGCTCCTGCAACTTCGCCCGCACCGCGCCGGCGCGGTCCTGCCCGGTCGCCATCAGTTCGAACGCCTGCTTGGAGGCCCGGCGTGCCGCCTGCAGATGCAGGCCCGGGCGCAGGTCGCGGATCTTCGTCGCCGCTACTTGGCGCCGCGCTGCTTCGTTCAGCACGGCGGCCGACGGAATGGTCGACCGCGCCAGCCCCTTGGTCAGCGCCTTGAGCTCGGCCTGCACGATCCGCTGCCGGTGCTCGCCACCTTGGACAATCGCCGCCGCTTCGGCCTCAAGCCGGCCATCGGTGAAGATGTCGCCGTATTCCGCCGTCATCCGGCGATCGACTTCGCGGGCGACCATCTCACCAAACGGCACCGCCTCGATGATGGCCTTGAGCAGCTCGTCCCCGCTCGAGAACCAGAAGTTCTCGGCCGCGGCATCGGCCGTGATGCCGGAGTCTTTCGCGTAGAGATACGGCCGCGGCAGGCGGGCGAGGATGTCCTTGCCGTAGTGCGCGACGAGGGACGCGCGCGAGAGCTTGATCGGCACGGGCGGGTCTTCGCCTTCAACGAACGGTGTGCCGTCCGGATAGGCGCCGGTCCGCATGACGCTCATCGCCCGGTAGACCGGGTCCTGCTGCAGTTCCGCCGTGACCGTGGCGGTCATCGCGTCCTTGGCTTTCGTCCACCACGCCTGGTCGGCGCGTTTCAGGTCCGCCAGGACCTTCGTCCGGACGATCTCATGCTCGCGGTCGTGCGCCTCGCGCACCTCGTCCTGGTAGGCCGCGAATTCGAGCTCGGTCATGCCGGCCGACTCGGCATCGGTGAAGAGCGGCGAGACCTCCGCCTCGCTCTGGGCCGCCGCAATCGCCTCGTCCGTCGCCGCCAGCCGGTCGAACAACTGGCGCACCTCTGGGCTCAACTCGACGTCGAGCGCCCGGATCGAGCGATACACCCGGGTCAGCCAGGCGGCGAAGGACGCGAACGCGGAGCGCAACTCGACCGATGGTGCCTTGCCTTCGTAGAGGTAGGCTTCGAACGCGCGCGCGAACTTTTCGTGGTGCTCGGTCGTGATGGCGTCGCGGCTCTCGACGCCGAGGAACTGCAGGAAGGCCTGGTAGTCCGCAACCAGTCGCTGCTGCGTGTCGCTGAGGGTCGCCGGGTCCTGCGCCGCCAGCCCATCGGCTAGGTCGCCGAGCACCTCGAGGTAGAAGTGCCCGAGCTCGTGGAGGAGCGTTGAGGGGTCGGCAGTCTTGAGGAGCCCGATCTCGAAGCGGCGCGGCCCACGGCCGCCGGCGAACTTGATAAAGCCGCGCTGGCCGCGGGTGCCCTTGCGCCCTTGCGCGTATTCGAGGGTCGCCCGAGCTTCGCGCTCGAGCGTCGGGGTTAGGTGGACGGCGCGTCGGTGGGGAGGTTTGGCGTAGCGGGCGAGGAAGGCCTCGCGTTCCGCTGGAGTAAATCCTCGACGAGCTGCTTGTCCTGCTGTCCCTGCGCCATGCTGCGCGGCTTGCGCTGCACCAGGTCCTCGTCCGCCAGTTCCTGGGCGCTGAGCGGGTTGACCGCGTCGCGCGGTTTCGCCAGCCACTGCGCCATTGATGGCCGCGTCGCTGATTCCTTTGGAGCGCGCGAGGTTGCTCGCCGCGTTGGCATAATCGGGGGCCTCCAGGTCTTCGTATCCGGCCGACACGTCCTCTTCGGAGGTGCCGGCATCGTACAAGCGCCGCTCTGCATACCAGAGGAGCGCCTGCAGATCCGCGATGGTCATTCCAGCATAACCGACCTGATGCAGCTGCGCGAGGACCTCCGAAAAGACCGCACGGATCTGGGCACGTTCGACGGGATTCTCGGGCGTTTCCTTTTGCCCATCGAGATGGGCGCCCAGGTTGTTGCCCGCCCGCCGGACCTCATCGCCGATGGCGGTCGCCGACATCCGGTCCCGCAGTGCCGGCTTTTCACTCGCCTTGCGGATGTCCTGGGCAAGCGTGTCGAACTGCTCGTCCGTCGTGATCGCCGCCAGGTCCATGTCCACGATGTCACTGAAGACGCGCGCCTGCGCGGGGGCCTGCGCGAGCATCCGCGCTAGCGCCGCTTCTAATCGGGTCCGCCCCGCCGGCACCAGCACCGTGGTGTCGTAGAACAGCTGCCCAGTCCACCGGCCCCAGGTGCGGAGCAGCCAGCGGTCCATCGTGAGCGCATCGAAGAACCCATTGAGGTTGCTGAAGAAGCCGTTACCGACCTTCGGCCCGATCACCGCCGCGCCACGCACCTCCGTCTCAGCCGCTTCGCCGGACGCATCGAGGCCGAGGCGCCGCAGTTCGCTGACCGTGAACTGACTCACCATGAACTGCCGGAACGTCGGCAGACCCCACTGCGCGACCTTCTCGTTGAACAGTTCCGTCGCGACCCGCATCTGCTTCTTCGCCGTGCCGATGCCGGTGTTCGTGGGCATCTTCCCGGTGCGCCGATACTTGGCGTAGGCGTCGTCCGCGAGTTGGAAGTTCTTCTCGACCGCCACGCCGTTGGAGAAGACCGCCAGCGCATAGGTGAACGCGAAGCGCGCGTTCTCGTCGGTGTTCAGCTCGGGATAGATGAGCGCCGCCACCGCGAGCGCCTGCCGGGTCTTCTCGTCATACCAGCCGACGGCGTTGCTGTTGGCCTCAAGCGCCGTCAGCACGTCGCGGAGCGCAATGCTGGTGAGATACGCCTGGCCCTCCGGCGTCGAGGCATCGAGCGTGATGCCGGCGTCCTTGGCCGCCTGCTGCACCAACTCCTGCATCCGGAGCTTGAGGTCGCGCCGGCGTGGGAACTGGCCCGCCTCGGCCACCTTCGGCACCATCGCATCAAGCGCCGCGACGTCCTCGACGGCCAGCGCCGCATCGGCGGGCCCCTGCGCGAGTTCTGTTTCCCCGGCGGTATCACCAGTGATCAGCCGGATCACGTCCTGCTCTGGCAGCGTATTGATGACCGCAAGCGCCTTGACCGCCGCGGCCGGCGGTCGACGTTCCCGTTGCCTGCCGAACCCCCGGCCACGGTCAGAGGGGGTCGCATCCGACAGGAGCCACACGCGCTCCTCGTCGTCGTACAGCTCGACATCGAACCCATGTTTACGAATCGTCTCGAGCGCATCGATGGCCGCTTGTGGAATCGCGCGTTTCGGGCCGGGGCTCTGCGCGAGCTCGGTGTCCGCCGACGGCGGCGCGCTCCGGATGGCCTCGCGGATCTCGGTCGCCCGCGCCGTGGTCGCCGCGTCCGGTGCCGCCGCGGCGGCCGGCCTCGGCCTACGCGCGGCGCGCCGAGCCTCACGCTCGAGCCGCTGCACTCTGGCGTCCGCCGACTTGTAGGCGTCTCGCGCCGTCCGATAGGCCTCGTTGCCTTCCAGCTCGCCCAACGAGGCCGCCTGCGGCGCCGGCCCGCCCCACATTTGCCCGACGTGACTGGCCCGCGTGTCGCGGTCAATCGCCTCGACAACCTGATCGACCTTGGCCCGTGCTTCCTCCCGTGCCGCCCGTGCGGCGACCAAGGCCGGGTCTTCGACTGCTCCCTGCGAGAAGTCGAACGACGTATCGCCCTCGCCGGTCTCGACGGCATCACCGACCTCACCCGCCTCGCCGGCGGCCACATCCTCCGCCGTTGCGGTGCGTCGGCGCCCGGTCTGCTCCCACCATCGCTCGCCCAGCCGGATGCCGAGCTGCGACGCCAGGTCCTCAGTGCCTGGGAACCGGTTGGGATCGACCTGCACGGCGCGCTCGGACAGCGCACGCCCCAAGGCATCGAACAGGTCGTGGAAATCGGTGAGATGTTCGAACCGCGGGTCCTGGCGCAAGGCCTCGAGCATGGCGTCCGGCGACTTGCCGCCCTCCTTGAACACCCCGGCGACGCCCCGCCACGTTTGCGCCCCGACCACCCGCCGTTTGCCCGTTCTCGGATCGAGCACCGAGGCGCGCTGCCGGGAATCCACCCCGCGCGCCATCAGGTCCTCGACTTCGCCGCGTTCGCCTTCCGTTCGCGGATCCCACCAGAGCCCACCTTCGGCGGCAACCGCCCGTAGCAGGTTGCCGGGATCCTCGCCGCTCGCGGCCAGCGACTCCTGCCCGGCTTCGTGCATGGCGAGCCGGAAGGCAATCTGGTCTTGCAGCGCCTCGACGTCGACGTTGGGGTCCTGGGCAACGGCGTCGCGCACAATCGACCGCGTCAGCGCCGCGTAGTGGCCGGCGCGGCGGGCGCCGCGTTGCTCCGGTGTTTCAGTGGCCGGGGCGGTGCTGGGGGGAATGCCCCCCATCGGCTCGGTCGTTTCGAACCCTTCGAACCCCGGGCGGGTGACGGCAATCGGATAGTCCGCGACGAGCTCCGCCTCGGGCCGCCCGGCGCGCTCCCCGATCGCCCCGACGATGGATCCGTGCAGGTCAGCCACGCGGGCCGCCTCGTCCGGCGCGAGGCCTTTCGCCTCGAGCTGGGTGAGTAACGCCTGGCGTGCCGCTGAGGCGTCCGGCGTCTGCTCCGCTTCCGCCGCGGCGGCTTTCATGCGCGCCTCGACGGCCGCGCGGATCGCTTTGGCCTCGCGGAAGTTGGGCGCGTTGGGATCGGTGCGCAGTTCCTGGGCGAAGAAGGCGTTGTGCTCGGTGCCGGCGAGCTTCGCCGCATACCGGGCGGTCGGAATCACCAGGTCGGTGCCTTCCCGCACGGCGCGCGCGTAGGCCTCGCTATCGCCCGTGACCTCCGTCGCCATCTCGGCCGGGTCGAGGTTCTGGGACTGCCAGTACGTCGTCCAGCTCTCGACGGGCGCGTAGACGTCGGCGAGCGGCCCGTCCTTGGTGGCCTTGGCGAGGAACGACTGCACCGCGTCCGGACTGCGGCCGGCCGTCTTCGACTGCGCGACGCCTTCGCCCAAGGCGGTAAAGAACGTCTGGTTGTGCTCGGCCTGGCGGGCCGCCCGCAGGTCGCCGCGGACCCCGGCGGCCGGGCCCACGGCCGAGAGCAGCGTGAACGACAACGCGGACTGCACGGCGGTCTCGCTGAGCCGACCGGCGACCTCCTCCCCAGTGGCCCCTTCCACGCCGCTCGCGGCCTTCGCGGCTTCGCCCCCGAGAATCGTGGACAGTTCCTGCACTAGCTCAACGGCCGTCTCGAGCGTCAGGTTGCCGGTGTAGGCTTTCGCCGCCTTCGCCAAGGCGGCACGGACGGTCGGGGACCGGAGTGCCGCCTTGACGGCGGGGCGGGCGAACGCCGCGACGACTTGCTTACCACCCGGGAGCAAAGCCGCGAGCTTGCCGAGGCCGTAGGCCTCAAGGGCCGAATTGACGACGCCCACCCCGATCGCGGCGACGCGGGCGACCTCGGGGTCAATCGTGTGGCCGAGCTCATCCTTGACGTCGAGGAATTCGTCGTAGGCGAGGCCCGCCTCGAGCTGGAACCCGAATTCCACGCCGCCGGCCAGGAACCCGGCCGCCACGCCACCCCCCGTCATGGCTGGCACGGTGAAGATCGTGGCCGGTCCGGTGAGCGGCGCCCCTATCGCCGCCATCGTGCCTGCTGTCGGTCCGGCGATCGCGGCGCGTTCCGCGCCCTTGAGCGTGCCGCCCCACAGGATCGGCAGCAGTTCGGATGTTCCAGTCACGGCTTTTCGGAACCAGGCATCGCCAACGCCGAGCTCCCCGCCGGCCCCCATGGCGGTCTTGAGCTCGGCCAGCCGCCGGTGCTCCGCCGCCGTGAGCGGCGTCCCGAACAGCATCCGAGTCCGCAGCTGGGACAGTTCGACCTGCGCCTGGCCGCGCGCGAAGGCCCGCTGCGGGGCCGTGACCAGCCACTCGAGCAGGCCCAGGTTGGCGAGGTCATCGTTGGCGATGGCCGCCTGCTGCTCGTCCTCCTGCAGCCACGCCGCGAGGTGCGGGCTCTCCCGCCGGAACTTCGCCGCATCGAAGTTGCGCTGCGCGACCTCGCGCTCGATCTCGTCGAGATGGTCGGCAATGACCGGCCCGGGCAGGCCGGTCTTCTGCTGCAGGGTCCAGATGCGGGCGGCGGTGTCGGGGCTCGCGGTGCGCGCCTCGCCGACGCGCTGCGCGAGCTGCTCATCGGTGGCCGGACCGCCGAAGATGGACGACGGCGGCAGCTGCAGGGGTCCGCCGGGCGCGCTCGGCGCCGGGGCGGGCGGCTCGGCTTCCGTTGGGAAGACCGGGCCGAAGATCGACGACTGCTGCGCCACCCCTACGGGTTCTCCTGCAGGCGCTTCATAACCTCTTCGTCCCCCTGGTCCGTGATGTAGGCGCCGTAGGCCCGCTCGATGATGCGCTGGTACTCCCTGATGATCGCGGCGTCGTCTTTCCGTTGGAGCGACGGCCGGTTCGAACGGATGATGTTGACCGCCTTGGTGACCTCGTCCGGCGGGATCTTCGCGAGCGGCATCCGCACGTTGGCCCGGTCCTCCGCATTCACGACCAGCGCACGCGCCATCTCGACCGTGCCGCCATACCAGTAGCCGCGGTCCACCATGACTGTCTCGGCCAACACCCGTCGCATGACCTGCCGTTGCGCCTCGACGCTGAGCCGCACCTTGTGGCCCTTCCCCCGGCTGACAGCCACTTCCTCCTGCGCGATGGCGGCATCGACGCGGCTGCGCAAATTCCCGAGCCGGGCGCGCTGGGTTTCGTTCGGGTTGGTGTTGTAGACGTAGTTTTCGCCGGCGCGGTAGGCCTCCTGCTTGAACATGTCGTTGTCGGTGTTGGCGGCGGTCAGGTTCTCGACGCTGGCCTGGATGGACTGCTGAAGCTCAAGCAGCCTCTGGCGTTGTGCGTCGCTCACCGGGTTGGCGGCGAGTTCCGCCTGCAGCGCGCTAGGAGACATGTTGGCGAGCATGGCGGGATCCGTCGATAGCCGCTCGTAGGTGGCATTGCCGCGGATTGCACGGCGGTCCTGGTCAAGGCGGTAGGCGCGGACATCGTCGCCCTCCCGCTCGCGTGCGGCAGATTCGGCGGCGCGCTGGTCAGCGAGCTCTTGCCGGGCCCGTTGGTCGTAGAGGTTCCGGATCTCGCCCTGCAAGCCCTCCGAGGCGTTCTTCCACGCCGGCGTCTCCCGCAGGGTGACGAGCGGGATCTTCTGCTGAAACATGTTGTAGAGCGTGCCCTTGTTCGCCTCTTCTTGATTGGCGCGCTGCCCCTCAACCGCGCTTTCCATGTCCCGCAGATAGGCCACGGCGGCGTTCCGCTTCTTGGTATCGGTGCCCGCCTTCGTGGTGACGTAGTCGATCATCTCCGCGATGCGCACGGGCGCATTGGGGTCGCCGGGTTTCGGGCCCTTGAATTCCTTCCAAGCCTCCTGGGCAGACATCAACCCCCAGGCATCGGTCGTGTTGACATCGAGCTTCGTGCGCAGGTCCTTCGCCTGGTTCTCGAGAATCTCCCCTTGCGGATACCCGGGCGACGGCGCCATGACGCGGTCGAAGTAGGCCTGCGCCTGCGGCACCTTGTCGCTCGAGAGGAGCTTCTCGACGGCGAGCACATGCACCGCCGACTGCGCCTCGGCCATCGCGACCCGTTTCTCGTCGTCAGTGTGCAGCCCCAGTTTGTCGCCCGAATACCAGATGATTTCTTCGATCCGCAGGAGCTTCTCGTCGATCACTTCCTGCCCGCCAGGCGTGCCGGCGGCGGCCCCAGCCAGGTTGATCGTGCTTTTCAGCTGCGCCTGCTTCTGCCCGGTTTCCGCCTGCGCATACTCGGCGCTGGCGTGCCGCATCGCGCTGTCGACGTAGCGGGCGCGCGCCTGGTTGACCATCCGCTCGCCGATCAGGCGCTGCTCGGGGTTCTTCGCCTGCTTGAGAATCTCCGCCGTCTGCGCGTCGTAGTCCTTGAGGTTGTCTTCGAACTTCTCCTGCGGCTCCATGCCGGTCATCGTCAGCAGCCCCCGGGTGCCGGAGGGGCCACGGTCAGTGCCCAGCCCCTGGACCTGATAGAGCTGGTTCAGCTGCGTATCGACGGTGGTGGCGAAGTGCTCGTTCGCGCGCTTCTGCTGCTCCTCCGCAATCTGGCCGAGCACTGTCCCCGCCTGCGTGAGGGTCTGCCCGACCTGTCCGCCGAAGACATCGGCGGTCGGCACCGGCGGCGTCGCCGTGCGGCGCATCCGGGGGAGCGGCGCGGTGCGGACCTGGTCGCCGCCGTAGGCTTCGACGCGAGGCATCTACTCATACCCTCCTGATCCCGGTGCCGGCGTCCCCGGCGCTTTCCTGTTCCCATAGAACCGGTGCGCCATCAAGGCGGTGTCCGCGCCGCCCCCGAGGATCGTGCTGGCGACGTTCCAGCGCCCCGCTGACCGCGCATACTGCCCGCCCTTGCGCAGGAACTTCGCTTCCTCGCGCAGGTTCGCGGCTTCGCTCTTGAACCCGAGCGCCTCGCGTTCGGCGTTGCGCTTGAGCCGATCGAGGTCACTCTGCAGCAGCGCCTCGGCCTGCTGCGGCAGCTCGCGCGCGGTGCCGAGCGAGACATCGATGCCTTGCGCCCCGTAGCCGGCGACCTGCCGGCCGATGAGCCGGCGCACCTCGCGGCGATGCGCGCTGGCGGTTTCCTCGCCGCGGCGGCTGACATCGGTCGCCTGCTCAAGCGCCTGTTCGGCGTTGAACTCCGCCTGCTTCGCCTGATACTCGGCGACGCGCTGCTGCTCTTTGGCCGCCTTGGTCTGGGCCACGGCGCGGAGGGCCGTGCCGCCGACGGCGAGCCCGATCGCGAGGGCGGTGAGTGCAGCCATGGCGTTACCCTCCGACGTCGACGTTCGGGAGCAGGCCCAGCACGGTCAGTGTGGTCGGCGCGGTATGCCGCAGGAACACGCGGCCTTCGTCATTGAAGGTGCCGGTCGGCACGAGCTCGACCCGCCCGGTGAATGGGGCGTCCGCATCCTGCCACTGCGCCGCGCGCACCGGCCGCAGATGATCCACGTCCGGGCCGGCGAAGAAGTTCTGCCGGCTGGCCTCGACGAGGATCGCGAGGCTCGTCACCTTCTTGCGCCGGTCGCGCACGTCCGCGCCCGCGACGTCGAGCTCGAGCGTCTCGAGGTCCGCCGTGATCGGGAGCCCGACATCGATGACCGCGGCCGGCGTGGGGAGCGTGAGCTGGCCGTCGACGGTGACATGGCTCCGGAGGGCCTGCCCGTCCGCCACCACGCGCACCGCCTGGCCGGCGAGATGCGCGAGGCCCGTCGTCACCGTGCGGATCGGGGCGGTGCGGATGCGCACCATCTGGTCGAGCGTCGCGGCGACCTCGAGGTCATCGCGGACCCCGAGCCGTTCGAGCGTGCGCGTGCCGTCCCGGTTCACGATCACGTAGACGGCATCCTCCTCCGGCTCGGGGACGACGACCACCGACTCGAACAAGCCATCCTCGGTATCGTGGCGATGCCACGCGAGCACATCTTCGTCGGGAATATACGTCAGGCCGAGTAGCACGCCGTCGTCGCGCACGCACCAGAGAATCGCGTCCGGCACGAGCGCAAACGCCATCGAGACGATGCGGTGCCCGCGGAAGAGGTGCGCCGCCTCGCGCGTCAGGTCGCGCCCGCTCAGCCCTTCGACGTCCCGGTTGAACGTGAACTCCCGCACCACCGTGTCGCGCGCCTGCACGAACAGCACGCGCTCGCCGTAGATGACCGGCGTCGCGTAGCCGGCCCCGACGTAGCCCTGCTGCTCCGGGTAGATGGTGGTCGGCGTGAGCCCGCCGTCACTGTCGCCGCGGATGACCCACTCGCCGCGGTCGCTGAGGAGAATGAGCGGCCCGAGGCTGAGAATGTGACGCACGACCTGGTAGTCGCGCGACACCGTGCGCCAGGTGACGGCGTCATCGTCTTGCATCGGGCTGCGGAAGGTGAAGTTCGACGGGAGCCCCGTCCGCGACGCGTGCGCGATGTCGCGCCGGAGATGGGTGCCGACGTAGACGCGCCGCTGCTGGTGCATGGCGGTCACCGCCGGATACGCGAGCGGCGCGGCGAAGAGCCCGACGCGCGGCTGCGGCGGCGTGAACGCATAGTCCGGGGCCAGGCCGATGTCGTTGAAGTGGTCGGTGTCCTGGCCGGTGGCGGTGCCGATGTAGCCAAACGTCTTGTTCGCCCCGTCATCGCGGTAGACCTTGTATTCGACCGCGCCTGGCACCGTGTCCCACTCGATGACGTTGGGCGCCTCCGGCGTGCCCATTTTCGTCGCCGGCAGCTCGCCCGAGGCGGCCGAGGGCAGTGACTCCTCGTAGGTGTTCACCTTCACCGCCGTGACCTTGTAGTGTAGGGTGAGCGTGCCGGCCGCCCCCGCCGTCGCCGTATGGACGTTCGGCGCATCGATGCCGGGGCTAATCACGACCGGCGCCAGCGTGAAGGTGTCCGGCCCGCCGTAGGTCAGCTCCTGCGGTGGGTAGTTCAAGTGGGTGAGCGACACCACCCCTTCGGACTGCGCCCAGCACAGCGGGTCGGGCGGGAAGAGCGCATGTTTCGGGTACGGGGTGGTGAGTTCGAGCACCATGCCGCGCAGCCGGTGATGAAAGCGGAAGTAGAAGTCGCCCGCCTCGACCACGTAGCTATCGTCGGCCCCAGCGAAAATGAACGCGAAGAGCCACGACGTCTGGGTTGGGAGCTTCGTGGTGGCGATGTGCTCGAGGCCCGGCCGGGACTGCACGCCGCCTGACCGCCGCACGATGAAATTCCGGCAGGTCCGCAGCCCTTGCGCGTAGGCCGTGAGGTCGCCGCGCGCGGAGAGCCCCGGGTCGAGCTCCCCGTGCGCGAACGCGCGCTGGATGACGGGCTCGCCCATCTACCGGCCCTTGATCCAGTCCGGTAACCCGTCGGTCGGTTGCTGCGGCTCCTCGTCGTTGGCGTGCTGCGTCTTCGCCTTCGGCAGGCGCACTTCGTAGTTGCGGAGACACCGGTCCGCATCCTTGCTGTCGCGCGCCAGCCCTTTCGCCAGGCCGGCGGCGAGCCGATGCACCAGGCACTCGCGGAACTGCGCATCGCCCGAGCGCGCCGGGCACCGCACGCGCCGGGTGTATTCGACGATGAGCGGGTCGCCCGCCTGCAGATAGGTCTCCGGCTCGTTGCAGAGCAGCAGGTCGGACCGCCCGAGCAGCTGGCCGGCGGCATTGACCGACAGGTCCGCGCGCACATCGAAGGGGACCGGGGTGTCGGTGTACTGCCGCGCCAGCGCCGGGTCGCACACCCGCCGCACGCGGAGACAGTCAGACGGGAGCCGATAACTGTAGCGCCAGTCGGGGTTGACCTTCTCGGTGGGCGTGCCGCCGACCAGGACGAGCGTCGCGTATTCGGTGGCGAACGACCACGGGTAGTCGCGCAGCACGGTGTCGACGAGCGTCCGGTAGATGAGGCGCGCCGTGTAGGCTTCCTGGGACGTGTCGATCCAGTCGCCGTCCTCGTTGACGCCGAGGCTGACGATCACCTTCGTGATGCCAATCTCGGCGAGGGCGAGGTTCACGATCCGGGTCGAGGCATTGACGCAATCCGCCTCAATGTCGCTACCGGGCCCGCCGGGGTCGGTCGGGTCGTCGCCCGGTTCCCCCGGTTCCTCAGGCTCCTCGGGTTCCTCGGGCTCTTCCGGTTCGGGGTCAGGAACCGGCTCATCCCACGGCGGCGGCTTGGGCGAATCACTCGGCACCGGCACATGCTCGCCGTTGCAGCTCCAGCCGTTCTCGCACGCCTCGGTGCCGCCGTAGAGGCCCCAATACCCGTAGGTGACGCCGTTGGCGTTCAGGCTGGTCCCCACGGTGAAGCTGTCCGGCCCCCCGCCGGTAATGGCCGTCGCGACACCCCCCGAGGCGGCGCCGAGGGCCTGACTGCTGTTGGTGCCCACATGACTTGGGTCGCGATGATAGGCAGTGCTCGCGGTCGTGGCGCCGACCATCGCGTAGAGCGGTCGGCGCCCCGTCGCCCCGAACGTGATGGTGCGGCTCGCCGCCCCGTCCCCGACATAGGTGCCCGTGAACAGCACCTTGCCGTTCGCGTCGAGGTTGCCGTCGTTGCGCCGGAACAGGAGCATCGCCAGGTTTTCCGCGGAGTCGGCGTCAGGCACGAGCCCGGCACGGAGCGTGAGCTCGCCGGTGCCAAACGTCAGCGCATCCGGGAGCACCGCGGCATCGATCACTTGCGCCGCATCGACCGCGTGGGCGGGCGTCTTCCAGAGGCACTCCGGGGCCGCGCCCACGGCGATGGACTCGGTGTAGGCCACCGCCACCTCAGCCAGAAAGGCCGGGTCATCGAGCGGCCAACTGCGCGGCACCCCCAGCACGCTGGTGCTGCCCGCCTCGCGCAGCATGGTGGCGAAGGCCCGCGAGAACCGGCCCGCGGGATCGAGCAGCGCGCAATACTGATAGGTCACGCCGCTGGTGTTAATGGAGCCGCTGCTCGCCCCGGACCCCCCGCCGAGGCGGACCCGAAACGACATCTGCTGATCGGCCGTGGGCCCCGCGGGCACGAAGCTGTAGTCGCGCTCATGATGCAGGAGCCGCGAGCCGTGCCCGATCACAAACGAGCCCTCGCCGTCGTAATGCGAGCCGAGCATGGAGGGCCACCAGCGGATGACGTGGTTGGTGGCGGCGGCTTCCCGAATCAGGAGCCACGCCGGTGGCAGCTTGAACGGCAAGTCGAGGCCGGTGCCCGTGCCGACATAGGTGCCCCCCACAATCAGCACCGGCCCGAGCGGGATGACATCGCGCGCCCACGGCGACCACGGATGTTGATTCAGATGCGTGACGGCATCCCGCGGGAACGTGAGCGCCCCGGCCGTCGGCTGGCCGTCTTCCGGCCCGAACGCCCCGACGAGCTCGACGACCGCCCCGAGCAGGGCGCACGCGCCCGCCCCGCTGTCGTTCCCCTTCGTGTAGCGGAGCGTCAGGCTCTCGCCGGTGAGCGGCGCCGCCCCGAGAATCGTCCCGGTGATCGCCTCGTAGGTGTGCGCGGCGAGGGTGCTTTCCACGATCGGCGTATCGACGGCCGCGGCGGCACCGATTTGATAGCCGAGCGTGCCATCCGTGGTACCTCGCTGCGACAGGACGACCACCCGGAGGGCGATCCACCCCAGGCTGGTGGGGATACTATCGATCACGGTCGCCATCGGCAGCGTGACCTCGAGGCGTGCGTTGGCCGTCGCGCAGGTCAGCGGCGCCGGGGGCGTGCCGTACCCGTGCAGGCGGTGCTGCAACGTACGCAGGTCGCCGACCCACGCGGGATCATGGCCGGCGCCGAAGGCATCGGGGGCCACGCGCACCAGGTGCGAGCCTTGCGCCAGATCGGACGAATCGCCGACCAGGGCCCAGTACGCATTGCTCGCGCCGCCGGGCGGCTGGTTCGTCGAGGCCGCGGTCGCGACATACGTCAGGCCGCCATGGCGCACGACCGCGCCCACCGCGTAGGGCGTGGCGCTCGACCACGCCGGGACATTGGCCGACTGGGCCAGGGGCACCGCGGCACCGATCCAGTCGTCCAGGTCGAACTCATGATCGCTCGTGGCGATGCCCGCCGGGCCGAGGGCGTGGACCCCCCAGCCGAGCCGCGCCGTGGTCCAGTGCCGCGTCGCGTCATTGAACGGGGCGAGATACGCTCCCGTGGCGAGCGGCACGCCGTTGATCCGCACGTCAATCGAGACGTTCTTGAGCCCGGTGCAATGCAGCAGACAGTCGAGGCGCGTCCACTGGTGGAGCACGGCCTGGCCGAACGTTTGGATGAGCACCGCGGGCACACTCATATTCGCGTCGGGGTCGTGGAAGAGCGCGAATTGCCCCGTCGCCGTGAGGCCGATCGAGAAGCCCTTGCCCCCGTTGGTTTCCGTCGTCTGCCAGAAGCGCACGGTGCTCGAGCCGAACCGGAGCGGCCGAATGTAGAACCGCTGCCAGAGGTCCTGGCAGTCGGTCACGGCGGGGCGCAGGCCGCTCAGGAGGTATTCGTCATACCCGCCGAGATACGCCGCCGTGCTGATGTTGCGCTGCCCGAGCCCATCGCCGGTGCGCGACGCGGCGGGCGAGTGTTTCGTCAGCGTCGGCACCCCACCGGTCCCGGCCTGGTCGCCGGCGATCGGGAACTCGGCGCCGTGGAGCCAGTAGCGCCGCGAGAACCCGCCTGAGGCACCGGGGATGTCTTCGCCCGGCGTGCCGATGATGACCACCGACCCGGGCGCGAGCGCCACCTGGCCCGCCCAGTAGAACGTCGTCTCGCGGCCGAAGATCCACCAGCCTTCGGAAATTTTGAACGTGTAGAGCGTGCGCGGGAAGCCGTTATCCGGCGTGAACCACGGCGAGGTGATGTAGCCGAGCCCCGTGGCCGGCGTGGCCTGCCCACTCTCAATCTGCGGCAAGCCCGGCACCCCGTCGCCGCCGGCCGCGATGTCGAACTCGATGCCCGCGTAGTAGGGCGCGGTCGAGCAGCCGTAGCCGCCGAGCGGGAGCTTAATCAGTCGCGTCGGACCGAGCACCTCCGAGAGCACCGGGCCGGGCGGGCCGTCGGCGATCTCGGCCTGGAGGCTCGCCACGAGCGCGGCATCCCGTAGCCAGACCGTGTATTCGAGAATCTGCGTCTTCGCCATCGCGCGCCTGCTCTACGGGTCGTGTCAGATGCCGGGGTCCGGATCGATGACCCCCGGTGCGGTCTTCACATGGGCCCGCTTCTGCTTGAGCGTGACGCCCCCCTCGCCCCGCTGTTTCGGCGAGGCCTCAACGGCCGCCGCCAAGGTGTCCGGCGTCTCCGGCGGCACGCGCGCCATCGAGGACGCCGAGAAGTGGGCCGGGTCCGTCAGCGTGAAGGTGACCCCGGGGCGGATGCGCATCCCGCCGTAGAACACCATCTTCGTTGCGCGCACGCGCAGGGACTGGTCGGTCATGAACGTGTCTCCGCCGGGGAGCGGATCCAACTTGGATGCAAGTTGGACCCGTCCGGCTTCACTCGGGTTGACTAGATGGCGTCCGGGTACGCCTTCCACTGCTTCGGGTCGTGCGTCAGGAACGCATTGACCGCGCCGGCACCGACCGCCGACCCGGTGACGTTCTGCTGCACGCCGAGGATCGTCTCGTAGGCGGGCGGCTCCCCCGGCAGGGGGATGCAGCACACCACCGTGCCGGCCGTCAGCGACGCCACCGGCACCGACCGCGAGGCGACATGCACCGTCGCCGTGCCATCGGTCAGCGGCGGGTTGCTGGTATCGCTCACCAGTTCAAACGCCACGCTGGTCGGCCCGGTGATCGCGGTGGTCACCTGGACGACGAAGTAGAGCGGGCGCGGCGGGGACCCGACATTGCGCGCCACCGTGAGGGGGATCTGGTCGCCGAGATTGGCGCGCCCGGTCGAGAGGCCCAGCGCCAGGGCATCGGCGAATTCGCATCGCTCGTCAAGAATCATGGGTCTGCTCCTTTCCTGCGGCCCTTACGGGACGAGGGCCTCGTTGTTGACGAGCGCATCGCACCGCCGCACCGGCACGCCGTCGAACGTGAGTACGTGCTTGCCGGCCACTTGCTCCATCTGCAGCGTGGAGCCGGCCACCTTGTTCACGATCTGCCGCCGCAGGAAGCTCTTCACGGTCCGGTTCGCGTAGAACGCCGGCTTGCCCATGTTGAGCGACTGCACCAGCTCGAGCGCCTGCGTCATCAGGTCGATCAGGTCCGCGCCGGTCGAGCCGGTCTTCGTCAGGTCCGACAGGTCGATGTTGGCGATGCGGACGACGTAGCGCCAGTCGCGCACCGAGAGGCCGATGTCCCAGCGGTAGTGCGTCCGGTAGGCTTCCATCCGGCCGCCGCTGCCGTCGACGTTCTCGATCGTCTGCTGGCCCTTGTCCTCCATGTAGAACCCGCCGCGGCTCCCCTTCGGGTAGATCGCATGGACCGTGTTCTCGCCCCAGACGACGAGCCAGACGCTGGTGTTATCGCTGCCAGCGCCGCCCGCCTTGATGATGTTCTGCGCGTTCTCGACCGCGACCGTCGTGTTGAACCGCGGCGCGAGCCCGGTGAACGCCTCGGGCTCGTTGTCCTCGTTCGCGTAGAAGAGGCTCTGCGCCACCTCCTGGTTGAACCCCTCGAGGATCGGCCGGTTCTCCGAGAGCCGGAACGCCGCCGTGTTGCCGTTCAGATCCGCCAGCGCCTTGTCGACCTCGGCATAGTTCTCGAGCATGCCGCACGCGTCGGTGATCTTCACCGACGTGCTCTTGGTCGGCTGCACGCCGCCATAGAGCTTTCTCCACGTCGGCGCGGGGATGCCGGTCCGCACCGTCGTCTGGTGACCCGTCAGGAGGTTCCCTTCGATCGTCACCATGTCGTCGAGAATCTCGTTCGTCTGGTTGAGAATCTCGATAATCGTCGCCACCTTGTCGTCCGGACCGAGCACCTGGGCCAGGTCCAGCAACGTCGGGTTCTGTGCCGCCAGTAGGGCCATGGGCCTTCACTCCCGGCGACGCGCGCGCCGCGTCAGGTGGGCGGGCGAATGCCGCTCGCGTCCCCGAACAGCCGGTCCGCCTGGGACCGCGTGCTCTGGGTGAAGACGCGACCGGTCGCCCCGCTGCCTGGCTGGTCCTCGCTCATCGCCTTGCCAATGCGGGAGAGGAATTTCACAAGCAACCTGTTGTTGCCCCACCCGCTCTTGTTCATGACGTGGCGGAACGCCTTGCCGTCCTCCTCGCTGGCGGGGAAGAAGCGATCGAGCGCGCGCAGTGCGAACATCTGCGCTTGCTCGAGATGGGCGCCGCCGACCTCGGGGTCCGCGTCGAGCTCGGCACGGAAGCGCGTCGCCTGCTCCGAGAGCGTGGTGTGCATCTCGGTCAGCGCCGCCTGAGCCTGCTCGTTCGTCCAGCCCTTCGTCTTCGCGAGGTTCGCGACGACGTCGATGTCAGACTGGTCGAGCAGGCTCTGCTCCGGCAGGCGTAACTCGTATCGCTCCGGCACCGTCGCGGTCGGCGGGGCGTCGGCCGTGGTGGTCGTCGCCGCGGCTGTCGCGGTGGTGGTCCCGGTCTGCTGCGCGGTCCCCGAGCCGTCCCCCTGTTGCCCCTGGCCGGTCGTCTGGCCTTGGCCGCTTTGGGGTGCTGACTGTCCCGTCGCGCTTCCTGCGCCCTGCTGCGCACTGGCCGCCTGCCCCGCTCCGGCGTTGCCGCTCGGGGTCGCTGCCTGGTCACTCATTCCTGCACTCCTTCGTTACCCATCGCCTCGCGGTTTTTCCGCTGCGCCCACTCGAGCTGTTTGGCCTCGCGCGACTTGCGATCGAGGTCCGCCCGCGTCAGCGCCTCGGCCACCATCTGCGTGTACTTGTCGCGGAAGCGCCACACGTACTCGGTCAACCAACTGCGCCCGAGGTTGTGCAGCGCGACCTGCCCGTAGGTCTGCTCCGGCGGCGTGTTCACGACCGCGTTGAACGGCCCCGTCTCGAGGAACAGCACTTCCATCAGAAACTCGCGCCCCATCGGATGGTCGAGCACCCACTTCCACAACGCCTGCAGCCGGAGCTCGCGCTCGCGCTGCCGACCCTGCACCCAAGCAACCTGCTCTGGGTCGTTGGCGTTGTAGGTGAACTCCTCCACGCCGACTTAGGCGCTCAGCTGCGCGCGCACCGAGGTCGTGCCTTCGCCCTGCGGCTGCGCGACGTCGAACGACCCGCCGGTGGTCACCACGCGCACATTCGGCGCCGTGTCCTCGCCGATGACCGCCACGAGTTGCAGTGGGTTGACGTGGATTTCGCCGTTCTCGTTGAACGCCTCGTTCAATCGGATCAACTTCACGAGCGCCATGGCATCCTCCTCGTTACGCGACCGGCGACATCGCCGCCGCCATCTCATCGAGCGCGGTGCTGGTGCCGCCCTGCACCGGCGTCTGCCCGAGCGCCTGCGCACTCTGCGCCATGGTCTTCGCCTGCTCGGCCTGCGCCGCCTGCGCAGCGGCCTGCTGCTCGGCATCCCACAGCGCCTGCGCTTCCTCGTCCTCGCGCACGATGTGCGGGTCGACCCCGAGCATCTGCGCGTAGTCGTCGACGGCCCTGAACGCGTTGACCTTGTGCCGCACCTCGGGGTAGGCCTGCTGCAGCAGCATCGAGGCTTGCAGGAACCGGTCATGGCCGCTCACGCCGACCAGCTTCTGCGCCTGCGAGAGGATCGAGATGTATTCCACGCGCAGGTCGACGCCGATCATCTCGTCGGGCGGCGGCGGAATCAGCCCGTGGTCGAGCATGATGTAGAACGTGCGATCGACCAGCGGGTCGAGCAGTTCGTCGTTGAGCCGCTCGAGCACCGGGCCGAGCGCCAGCAGCTTCTCTTCGTGCCGCTCCTCGACCTCGCGCGCCGTGATCGGCGTGCCGCCGCGCTGGCCGTAGGGCGAGAGCGCCAGCATGAGAAAGAGGTCCTCGAAGAAGCCGCGCGACACGCGCTCGCGCGTCTCGGCCATGTCCTGAATCAGGAACCCCAGGCCCTCGAGCCGCACTTCGTGAATGGGTGAGAGGCCGGCGCTGCTGCCGCCGGTGCGCGGGTCCTCGACGTAGGTGACGCCGCCGGGGATGAGGGACACCTTCGCGGTCTTCAGTTCGTGCGGCCCCTTGAGTGGCGGATCGATCGCTTTGGCAATCGCCTTGGCCTTGTGCTGCTGCATGAGCTGCAGCTGCTTGGCGTCGCCGAGCGTCGTCATGCCGGGCGAATCGGTCCCGTAGGTGTCCTCGCCGGTCACGTCCCAGCGCGGCACGAACACCGGGAACACGCGGAAGCCACTTTCGCGCAGCAGGCCGTAGGCGTTCCCGAAATCGGCGTCCGTGCGCCCGCTCTCGTAGTGACACGACCGGTAAGGGAAGCGGAAGCGCGCGTCGAGCGCCCCGGGGCGATACTCCTCAAGGTTCCGCGTGACCACCCAGGTGATGTCCACCGGCGCCGTGTAGTTGCCGGTGTCCCAGAGGTTCTTGACCGACACCGACACCATCGACCAGTCGATGTCGCGCCGCGCCGGGTCGCGCACCGCGAACGCTTCGACCGTCTGGGCGACCGAGAGCTGATACTCGCGAATGAAGGTCTGCGGCATCAGCCGGTCATCGAGGCCGACCACGTAGCTGCCGACCGGATACGAATAGAAGCGCAGCGCCGCCTCGCGGTCCTCGAAGCCGGCGAAGGCGGCCGTGCCGAAGATGCCCATGTCGAGATAGGCCATCGGCAACACGTTGTAGAGGTTGCTCTTCTGGAAGAGCGCCAGCATGCGCTGCGTGACGGTGTGCAACCACTCCTTGACCGGTCCGTAGGTGTTCAGGTCCTGGTCGGGGGTCTCGAGCTTGAGCCACGGCCGCGCCGGCGACGTGAGCCCGGCATGGAGCCCGGACGAGAGGGTGCGCGCCGCGAAGCGCGGCGTCGAGTCGATGATCTTCTGCGAGCGCCGGTCGCCCTTGTTGCGGTCGGTCACCACGAACCGCGTGCGCCGCGGCATGAAGTAGTCGCCGAGCTCGCGCCAGTGGCTGTCGAAGCTCGACCGCTCCGTCAGCAGCGCCTGCTTGGTCTGCTCATAGCGTTGGCGCTTGGTGAGGCCCGAGGCGACCGTGTCACGCGGCGCGAGCGCGAGGGCGGGTGGCATCAGGCGAGGCCTCCGATAAAGGCGTGCGCGTGTTCGCCGCCGCCAACGCCCGCCCCGTCATCCAGGCCCTCGAGCAGTAACCCCATGAACGGCCGCCGGAACGTCCCGCTGTTGTAGTTGGTCCAACTCGCATCGCTCGTCGGATCTTTCGCCGTGGTCAGATGCCAGTCGCGCCCGCCGGGCCAGGCATCGAGTTGCGCGAGCGACTGCATGGTCGTGTCGTACGCGGCAATCGCGGTGGTCGTCGTCGGTTCGACCACGAGGCGGTAATCGGTGTTCGCCGTGAGCGTCACGGCACTGGGAAAGACGACCCGGTAGGCCCCGCCGGTGGTCGCGCTGCGCGCCCGGGTGACGGTCAGACTGGTGAGGATGCCGGTCGCGGCGGCTTGATTGTAGGCGGTCGACACCAGCCGCACGTCGCAGGGGCCGTCCACATCGATCGCCACCCACGCCCCGCCCACGCTGGCCGCCACCGGGAGCCGGAACCGCAGGCCAAAGACATCGGGCGACGTACTCGTCGAGAGGCTCGTGGCCGTGACCAGTCCGGGCGGCCGTGCGCCCACCAAGGGCGCATACGAGCCGTCGCTATACTCCAGCGCCACACACGTCCCGATGCCGCCGTCGACCGCCCACGCCGTGGTGAACTGGTACTGGAACGCATGCCGCTCCGCGGCGGCCCCGGCAATGCTGCTATTGATGCTCGCCGCCGCGACGAAGAAGTTCCCCGGCGCCCCGGCATTATTCGCAATGACGACCACGAGCACATCCCCCCGCGCGACGGTGGCGTCGGCCGTCAACGCGGTGGCGAAGGTGGTGTTGTCGTCGGCCGCCAGGACCACTTGCGCGCCGTTGGTCGACGCCCCCCAGAGCGTGCCACTCGGCAGGCCCGCCGCATCCAGTGTTTCCAGACGCACATCGACCGTGGCGCCCGTCGAGACCGTCGCCGTCCGCCAGATCACTTTCCGGACGGCCCCCGCCTTCGGAATGGTGACGACCATGGCCGTCTTGTGCGCTGCCGCATTCAGGTTGCCCGTCGCGACGAGCGCGGGCGTCACGCCGACCGTAAAGCCCTCCGGAATCCAGACGCCGCCGGGGATCGACTGCAGCGCCATGGGTCAGCTCGCCTGGACGGTGAGCGACAGCGCCACGCGCGTCAGCGTGGCGATGCTGTCGACGGTGAAGCCGAGCACGTCGCCGGCCGCCACGGCGGTCGTCCAGCCGGTGAGCGTCGTGTCCTCGCTCTTGTTCGCACTGGCGAGCGTCGGCTTGGCGCTGGCGGTAATCGTGTCCGCGACCGTGGGCGGGTAGTTCGCGTAGGTGTCCTTCCAAATGTCGATGACGATCGAGCCGGCCGTGGCCGCCGCATCCGTCGAGAGCAGGGTTGCCGCGAGAATCGTGCAGGCGAACGGGACACGCAGGAAGCCCTTCACGCCGGTCGTGATGACGCTGCCGCCGCCGTCGATGACAAGCCCGATCGTGCCGAGACGCGGGGGCAGGCGCGCGGCGGCGATCGTGCCGGTCGTCAGCACGCCGGCATCGAGCGCCACGATCGCATCGGCCCCGCCCGTCTCATGCGAGCCGTGATGCGCGCTCGGCGCTCCACCGGCCGGCGCGCTGAAGGTGCCATCGCCCTTGAAGACATCGGTCGCCACGCCGGAGAGCTTCGGCAGCAGGCCATGCGCGCTGGCCGTGGCGTTGAGCGTCGTGACATCGGTGGGCGCGGCCAGCTCGTCGAGCTTGATCGGATCGCTACCGCCACTCTTGTGCGTCGGGGCGTGCGCGGTCGGCGTGCGCGCGTCACTCAGACGCGGGTCAGTGGTGGCGACCTTCGCGGCGAGCGCCGCCGTCAGGCCGGTGACCTGACTCTCGGCGATCGTGACCGGGTCACTGCCCCCGCTCGCGTGCGAGGCGGCGTGCGCGGCGACGCCGCTCCAGCTCTCCCAGACGGTGCCCGTCCACCGCTCGGTGACGCCCTCATCGGTGACGAACCAGAGCGTGCCGATGGTGAGCGACGTCGCTGCCCCTTGGGCGGCGCGCGTGCCGCGACGATGAATGTCAGGGACCGTCGGCATCAGGGCGTCACAAATCCCATGACGACATCGCCGTTGCTGTCGTAGAGCAGCTCAGGGATCGGCGTCACGCCGTCGGTGATGGGTGACCAGTAGCCGTCCGCCCCGGCGCCGCCGTCCCCCTCGCCCTCGACCCCGATGGCCGGCTGCGCGAAGTAGCGCGACCACGCCGGACTGACATGCCCGCGTCGGTCGAGCACCAGCACGTCTCGCGGCGGCGCGACACGACGACCTTGCGAGGACGGCATCGGCTCAGTACCCGAAGAACCCGCGCCCCGCGGCGCGCATCGCCGGCCCGACCAGGTGCGTCCCGGCCACACCGCCACTGAGTAGCCCCGTGGTCGACAGGTCGCCCGCGCCCGCCGTCGCCGCGCCCTGGAGCTGCTTCTTCCGCTTCTTGAGTTGATCGGCCACGGTGCCAGGCCTGCCGCCGGTGACCGGCGTGGTCGCGCCCTTCATGGCCCCAGCGACCGCCGCCATCGTGTTCATGCCCATGGTCCTCACTCCTCCGCGTCAGGCGGCCAGCGGCTTCTGCCACGTCGTCTCCACCGCGACATACCCGCGGCGCCGATACAGCACCCCGAGCGCCTCCTGCCCGACCGGTTGAATCATCTGGATGCACGTCGCGCCCTGGTTCCGCGCCCACGCCTCGCCCTCCTCCCACATCTGCAGCGCGGACGCGCCGTGCCGCCAGCCGGGCTCGACCCACCACATGCACTCCAGGGCCGCCAGTTCACCGGTCATCGGGAGCGGCGCGAGCACCAGCCCAAGCATCCCGACCACGCCCTCGGGTCCCTCGAGCACCCAGCAGCCGCCCTGCGCCAGCAGCGTCGCCGTGACCTGCGCCTGCTGCGCCGGCACCGCGGCCATCAGGCCTGCATACCGGCTCGACGCAATGAACCGACAGCCCATCTCGATCAGCACCGGCACATCGGCCTCGGTCGCCGGGCGCACCGTCATCGGCCTGATCCCTTCGCCGGCGTGTCGTACTCGCCGCGCGCATACGCCTCGTGCAGTTGTTTCGCGTACGCCGTCGCCGCCTCGGGCGTCTTGAACTTGCCCAGATGCTTCCCCGTGCGGTGCCACTGCTTGATGGCGTCCTCGTCGCTCAGCAGCCCTTTGCCGGCGTGTTCGACGGTCGGGATGAGAATCTCGATACCGTCCTCGTTGATGCTCATCGAGCGCACGGTGCTCGTCGTGCCGTCCGGGTTCTTCACGCGCGGCTGCTTGCGGAGATCGATGTTCCCCGCCTCAAGTAGGCCCAGATCTCCCGGCGGCCCAAACAGGGCCTGCCCGAGCTCCGCGTCAGTCCGCCCGCGCGCCACTCTCACGACGACGCTCCTGGACGGAACGGGTCGTAGTCGGTGTCGGCCTTGCCCATGGAGCCCTGTGCCAGACGCGCGAGCACTTCGTTCGGCTGGTCAGGGATCGCGAAGGTCAGCGCCAGGGCATCCGCGATGTCCGGCGAGCGCCCGAGGCGCTTTTTGACCTGGTCCTTCTCCTCGAGCGCGAATGCGCCGCCGACGAAGGTGTAGGTCGGGGTGGTCAGCTCGGCGACGAGCTCGGGGACATGCGCCGGGAGCGCCACGCCGCCCTTGACCGCTTCGGCCATCTCGAGCCACATCTCGGCCCGCCGGTTCCGGTAGCGGGGATTGATCGCCTGGGCGTGGAAGACGATGCCGAGCGCCGGCACGCCGGTCGCCCGCAGCTGGTCGAGGACGCCGTGCCCCCAGTGGCCCGTGTCGTCAATCAGCTCCACCTCGGACTGCCAGCGCGCCTTCGCCATCAGGACGCGGGCGGCGATGTCGGTCGTCGGGGCGCCCCGCATGACGACGGGCGAGGATTTCACCCGCGCGTTCAATCCCTGCCGCGCGAAGATGACGGTCCGGTCGTCGCCGAACCGCGCGACGTCGATCCCGAGCCGCTTCTGCCCGCCCTGGTATTGCTGCGGGGCGAGCTCGCGCGCCATCGCCGCCTCGACCTCCTCCAGCGTCAGCAGCGTGTTGATGCTCTTCTCGGGGAACTTGCCGAGGATGTAGGCCTTGACCCACGGGTTCTCGCGGCCGTAGGTCTGGATCTGCTCGCGGGCCCATTCAGCCGGCGTCTGCTGCCCCGGCAGCGCCACCGCCACCCGCGGCGCATTCACCCAGGCCTCGGGATCGTCCGGATCCCCGCTCACCCGGATCACATGCCACAGGTGCCGGAGCCGGACGGCCGCCTCGTGGAGCATCCCTTCGTAGGAGATGGGGTTCCCGCCCTGCAGGATCTTCCCGAACCGCGTGTTCGGGAGCGCCTGCTCGCCGGCGCGGAGGACCGTCGGCGGAATCGCGCCCGACTCATCCACCAGGACGAGGACGTTCTTGCCGTGGAGCCCCGAGAACGTGCGGCCCTGCTCGTCCGCCGTGCCCGTCTTCGGCCAGGTGCGCGCGACCAGGAACCACGTCGCCTGGAAGTCGTTCTGGAAGATGCGTTCCTTCGTCCAGGTGAACGCCTGGCGCAGGTAGTCGGAGCGCGCCTGCCACTTGGCGAATTCGGCCCAGAGGTTGTCGCGCAGGTTGACCTCGGTGATCGAGGTCGCGAACCCCTTCGGGTGTTCGAACCCGTCCCCGTCCCGCGACACCTGGGTCGCCAGGAAATACCAGCCGCACCACGCCTCGCCGCAGGTCTTGCCGGGGCCGGCGCAGGCCTGGAGCGAAATGCGCTGGATGGTCGGGTCGGCGAAGGCGACGAGGAGCCGCTCCTGCCACGGGTCGGGCGTCGCCCCGAACTGGTCCTGCACGAACCGGCAGGCGCCGTAGGGCAGCTCGCGCCACGACGCCAGGCGCGCGGCGGCCGCGCGTTCGGCCTCAAACACGCTGAGCCCTGCCACGACGAGCAGGCCGACCCACATCGTCAGGACTGCCCACATCGTCAGGGCGGCGTGACGAGGAACGTGAGCGGGGCACTCTGGGCGCCGTCCCCGTTGCGCACCGTGACCGCAATACTGTCAGCCCCGATGGGTCCCATGTTGATGGGTGCGGTGAGCTCGGTCGGCGACACGAACGTGGTGGCGAGCGCGACCCCGTCCCAGAGAATGGTCGAGGCGACCGTGAAGGCCTCCCCGATCGCACGGAGGGTGAAATTGGGGCTCCCCGCCAGGACGCGATCGGGCTCGAGGGCCACCAGGACCGGCGGCGGGTCCACGGTCGCGCTCCAGTCGTAGTCGCCCCACTCAAAGGTGTAGGGCAGCATGTCGTCGGTCGCGGCCTCCCGGTCGACGGCCCGCTCGAGGCCATACGGCACGTCCGAGCGCGTCAGCAGGAGCGGCGCCTTCACGTCCTCGGGTGGGACATATTCGAGCTCCGCCGCCAGCGCGCCGGCGGTACAGGTAATGGCCGCCGGGATGTCGATGCTGCCGCCGATGCCCGTCCGCGCCACCAGCACTGTCCCGGTGGAGGGATAGACCTGCGCGATCCGCCAGAGCAGCAGGCAGCGCGTGCCGGGCGCGAGCGGCGCCCCGGTCGGCAGGAGTTTGAGCGAGGTCTTCCCGGTACCAATCCGCACCGTCACCACCTGGGGCGAGGCGGCTGACCGGCCCCCGGTACCAGGGCGGATCACCATGACCACGTCCTGGTCGAGGAAGACCCGCGAGATGACCCACTCCATCTTCACGTAGTCCCCCGGCTTGAGCTCGGGGCCGTTGTCCTTCGCGGTGAGCGGCATCGGCTTACTCCTCGGGCTCGGTCGCCGGCACCTCGCCCGCGATGATTTGCGCCAGCGTCAAGGTGCCCTCGACCGTGTGGTCGACCGCCACCGCCGGGCGGCCCGCGTAGTAGTGCAGCAGCAGCGTCAGCAGCCGCGGGTCCAACTCGAGCGCGATGATCTTCTTGACCAGCTTCTTCTCAAGCGCCTTGGACCTGAACGCCTGCTCGAACACGCGATCGAGAAACGTCCGGACCTGCTCTGTCCGCTTGTTCGGGGTGCCCTTAGTGCGGCCGCCTGTTTTCTTGCCTGCGGCCACGCGGGCCTGATCGTGCGCACGCCCTAATGGGCGGTGCTGGTACTAATGCGGCGAGTTAGCGGGACGCTACTGCGGAAAGGACCTCGCCCGTCCCAGCGCCGTGCGGGTCAGGCCCAGGTCGCGGAGCGTCAGGCCAGCCAGCGTCAGCTGCCGTTCGAACCGCTCCGCGTCAAGGATCTCGATGGTCGGGAATTCGTGGCCGCAGTCACGGCACTGCCGCCGGCGCAGGTAGCCGTCCCCGAACGGGGCATAGGCCGAGCGAAAGACCGCGCTGCGGGTGCCGCCGCACCAGGGGCACGACGGTTTCGGCACCTCGCTGGCGCGTCGACGCGCGGGTCTATTTTCGTCTACTGTAGACGCCCGGCGAGCGGGCATGTTTACCGGCTCTTCTTCGGCACGCCCGCCTTCCGCAGCGCGATCGCCACCGCCTGTTTGTGCGGCTTCCCGTGCGCGACCTCAGTGCGGATGTTCTGGCGAATCACTTTCTCCGAGCGGCCACTCTTCAACGGCATACGCCCTCCGGTTCCTGCATTCCGCTTTCAGTTGCCTGAATTGCTCGCCCGAGACGCTCGCGTCGCCATATTTCGCCTGCAATGCGTTGGACAATCGCCGTCTGCGATCACGATCCACTTGGTACTGCACCGCGCCTGTCCTTAGACCCAAGGCCTTCGCAATCTGCCCAACGGACTGGCCATCCCTCCACGCCTCGATGATGGTCGACGCCAGTCGGCGGCCCTCTTCCTGCCTCGCCTGTAATGCCTTTGTTCGCTGGGTTGCCTCTTCGCGCCGGTCATGCAACGCGATGGCACATCCGCACGCCTTAATCACCGCTTCATAGAGAGCTGGCGGAATGTCCGCACGACGACGGTTAACCAACGCCTGCAAGGCTGCCACCTCATCGAAACGTAGCCGCCGCACCACCACGGCGTAAGTGTCCGGTGTCGGGCGAACCACGCGCGGCCTGCGGGTCATCGCATCATTCCCCCGCCGCGCGTTGCTTCCAGTCGCGCGGCATCCAGTCGAGCCACGGGCGTTCCCGTGGCGGGGCGTCCGACGCCTCGTTGCCGCTCGTGTCCTCCGGCCGCGCGAGCTCGGCGGGTGGCTCGAGGCCCCAGCGCGTCGTTGCGCAGTCGAGACAGCGGATTGAGGCCGGCCGCGTCCCGATCTCGAGGTAGCGTTCCCCGATCGGAATCACCCGCGGCGGACTGCAGAACCCGCAGACGCGCGCGCGCGGCGCCGCCGTCTGCCACGTCATCACCGCCGGTCCCCCAGCCAGATCAACACCAGCGTCACGGTGACGGCGACAATCCACGCAGCGACTTCCGCCACCTGGCTCACCGCGTCCGCTTCCCTGGCGGGCGGTGCTTGCGCTCGAGCCGGTCGAGCCGCGCGTCGTAGTCGCGCAGCGTCGCCTCAGCGGCGGTGAGCCGCGCGACCGTGCTCACGGCATCGAAGATCGCGACCACATGCTCAGGCGCCTTCGAGAACGGGACCGACGTCGTGTAGGTAACGAAGTTGAAGTCGGGCGGCCCCTGCTGTTGGGTGAAGGCCGAGCCGTCCGGCGCCCACAGCGTGTCGACTTGCTCCGGACCTGGCGTCGGCGCCGTGCCGCCGTGCCCGGGGCAGATGTAAGGCCCATCGTCGCCGGCGTTCGCATGCTTGCCGAGGTTCCCCGGGCTGTTCGGCAGGCCGCCCCAGATGCGGCCTTCGTAGGCCGGCGTGATGGCGAGGCCGGTCTGCATGCCGTCCTCGTCCGGCCCCATGTTCGTGCGGACCTTGACGAGCAGCGACCCCTGATACGTGCCGGGTGGGGCGTCATCGGCCTTGCCGCCGATCTGGACCTGCGCCAGGTTCTCATGCACGTCCTCGCCGAGGCGCAGCGCGCAGCCCTGCACGACGCCGCCCATCTGCACGCCCTGCTGGTCGCGCGTGGCGAGCCGCAGCTGCGGCGGGTCGCCCTCCTGGCAGATGCTGACCTCGACGCCGTCGACGAAGAGCACGTCGCCCTTCGGCCCGCCGAGGCAGAGCGATCCAATGAACATGCCCTCCGCGTTGTAGAACCCGATCCGGTCGACGCGCTGCGCGCCAATCTCGAGCGAGCCGGTGGGTCTGATGTCGCAGGCCAAACTCATGGTTCCTCGCCATTTCTCGGCGGCGGGTCCGCCGGCACAAAGCCCACTTGCACGCTGACGTGGTCGACATACTGGTATGCCCACTCGCCGTCTGACGTTTCGAGCGCCAGGCCCGAATGGTCATCGAAGATCGTTTTCGTGAAGGCAGCGCGGAAGGCGGCGAGCTGCGCGGCGGCACTCGCCTCCGCGAGCGGCGTGCCGGGCACCGGCTCGACCTCGATGATGTCGGTGCGCGTGATCGTGAGTGTCATCCCCGTGCCCGCTTGCAGTCCGGACAGAGACAGATAAACCGCCGCTTGAACACCCGGTGCGGCACCAGCCAGCAGACCGGATGATGCGCGTTCGCGCGGGCCCGGTGCGCGGCGATGGTGTCCTTCGCGCGCGCCACGATCGCGCCGTGCCACTGCGCCCCGCACGCACAGAAGACGCTCACGGGCGGCGCCGTGCGCGCGGCGATCGACCCCGGCGTCGGCGCCAGATGGTCAGGCATCGAGAGTCGTCCTCTCGACCGTGCGCAGCCGGCCGTCCTCGCCCTGGCTGAGCGCGAAGCGCCCGCAGGCGCAGGCATCGCCCGGCGCGAAGAACGACGACCAGACATGGATCGTGCCCTCGCAGCGGGCGACGTCGACGTCGTCGACGACCTCGATGGCCTCGAGCGCCTCCGCCAGGGAGCGAGAATCGTCCTCCGGGGCATCAGCCATGGTTCCCTCCCGTGATCGGCAGGATCGTCATCGCCCGCCAGGCCCGACGCCCATAGGTGCGACGCGCCCGATCCGCGCGCGCGTAGGACGCGAACACCGCCACCGCCGGCCAGCGAAAGCGCAGCAGGTCGGCGGCGGTCGCCCAGGTCCAGTCCACCAGCAGGAACCACTGCGGCGGCTTCAGCAGCACGAACCCCGTCATGCGCCTGGCTCCGCCGGCAGCGGACGCGGCTCATCGAGCCGCCGCGTGGCGTTCGCGTGCCAGTAACTGGGAAAGACCAGGACGGCGCAGAGGTCCCACACCAGGGTGAGCCGCTGGATCCGCGTCAGCGCCCCCCAGCCGGTCCAACTGATACGCAGGCGGACACGGCCATGCAGATCGATGCCGACGAAGGTGTCGTCCTCCCAGCAGCACTCAAGGAATTCGCCGGCCACCGCGATGATCACGGGTGGTCGCCCCGCAGGCCGTCCTCGTAGAGCCGCTGAGCGCGCCACCGCGGGGACACGACCTGCGGCGTCGGCGGGCGGTGGCGCCACCAGCACCACCACTGCGGCAGCGTGACGAAGCCGAAGGTCAGGACCGGACGCACGCACGCGACTAGGACGGGATGCACGCTCGTCGTCATTCGATGGACTCCTTTCCTCGCGCAGGCTCGCGGAGGCGCAGGCGCAGGCGCCCCTCCTCGTCGTGCTCAAAGACGATCAGGCCGCGCGCCTCGAGCGCCTCGAGATCGGCGAGCCGCACCTCGACCGTCTTGGCTGGCTTCGCCGGGTTCACGGAAGCCCGCTTATGCGACATCGGCCTTTTTCCCAGCCTTTGCCGGCACCTTCGGATCCGGATCCGGATCGGGGCTTTCGCCCAGCACGTCAAACCGTTCGACGTAGAGCTGAGAGGTGCCGATGGTGGCGGTGCAGCGAAAGATCCACCCGTCCACAAACTGACAGACCCAGCGCACCTGTTCGCCGCCGTCGTATTCGTATTGGTCAGCCGGGAGGTAGCCCTTCATGAGGGACTGCATCGCCGCTTCAACGGACTCAGCGACGACCTCCGGCGGGCCGTCGTCACCGTAGCAGCCACCAACGTAGACGTGGCGGATCATCACTGCACTCCGTGCTGCTCGACCAGCTCGCGCCCGTCGGCGCTCTGATGCACCACCACGACCGCCGCGCCCGCCTCGCGAATCAGCCGGGGCTGGCACCAGCAGTCCCGCCGCGAGGCG